CTTTATGACTGATGACACCATTAAGAAAATTTTTGAGACGTCAACTGCTTATGTTGTTGATCATTTTAATAGCCAAGTAAAAGAAGCACGTGAGCGCGCAGCAACACAGGCTTTGCGAGAGAGATACTACACTGAAGTGTCAATTCAAGTGACAAATGCTATAAATGAAATATTCATAAAAGGAAGGAGTTTGGAAAATCCGACTCGTGAATTTTATGAGTCGGAACTAAACGGGCTCGTAGGACGCCTTAATAAAGGAATTAGTGCTATTAGAGATGACAGCATTAAGACGCAGGGATCTGTGTTTGCTTTTGATTCAGCGATTGAAAAGTTAAAAGAATTACCTAAAATTTGTGCCAATGAGCTATCTAAAGCACATGATTTACAAGATAAAGCAGCAGCAGGTGAGCTAGATAAGCCACGTAAAATTGGAACTCGTCCAGAGAAGCTGCGCGATATTAGAAACTACGTAGAGACAGATAAGTAAAAATATGCCTCTCACCGTCGTCAAGACAGTAAACTTTGGAAAGACAAGATCCAATCTTGGTACTGTCGGTTACACATTGTTTGACAATACGGGTGTTGAGATCACTTCCCGTAGTGCGCTAGGCGTCTATGAAGTTGGCATCATGACAGGCATCTACGCTGCGTCTATAATTTTTCCGGATGGATTTGCCGGGTCCATCTTGTGGGACACAGGACAGGGAGCAGACGCTGTCTATGCAACGGAAGAGCAGAACTTTACAGACTCTGCGTCATCTCTGTCGGGTGATATCACGTCAATTAAGACAGCGCTTGATGCGGATCTCACGTTTGTCAAGGACATGCTCGGCGGTCGTTGGCGAATTGATCATGAGAACTTCCAGATGATCTTCTATAAGCACGACAATGTGACTGAGGTTGCAAGGTTTGACCTTCGTGATAAGAATAATGACCCAAGCTTCTTGTCTGTGTTCCATCGTAACAGAGTGACTTAAAGTGTCGCAGCTAATACCGCTTGGCAACCCACTCATTGTGACGATGGGCATGGGTCAAGAGGGTCTGACAGAACCTGCGATGGCTGTCGCTGGAACTGTTGAGTACTTCATCGTCGTCGAAGCTGTCAAGAAGGCACTTCGTGGCGACAGCGCTGAACCTCAGCTTGATGACGACATCAACATTTACAAGATTGTTGCACTGCTTACTGAAGTCAATCGCCGACCACTTGCCAATCCCCTATACAACAAGATGACGCGGCTGATCATCGAGAAGAAGGTGCAGATCGACGCCGAGCTTGTCGAGCAGAAAGCACGAAAGAGCGAACCGTACAGGATAGTTATAGGGGAGCACCGCATCATAAGAGAGACAGATGAGTGATATAGCACTTTACCTCGACCAGGACAATGAACTCCGTTTCAACGTGGCGATAGAGGGATCAAAGCCCGGCGCGCCCAAGTACCGCCTTGTTTTTGAGGGTAAGAACTTTTCTTACACCTTCAGTGGCCAGCAGACGGCTCCTGGTGAGGTGTCCTTCACGATCCCGACCATGAAGAACCTCATCAAGGAGGGCGCTTACCACGCCGACCTCGAGGTTATGATCGATGACCGTTACTTTACGCCCTTGTCGTTCGACGCGACGTTTGAGGAATCAGTTAAAGTTAGAGCCGAGGCTGTGTCCCGACCTGTGCAGAAGAAGCCGGCCGTCACAGCTTCTATCGTCACAGCTCGTGCTCCTGAGGCTGCACGCCCAGTGCTTGAGTCAGCACCACGAGCTGCTCCTCGCCCACAGCAGAAGGTAGCAGCTCGGGAAGATGACTTTATTGCAGAAGTCGACGGCCGCAAGATCACTGCTGATGACCTTCGTAGTTTAATCAGATCCACTAGGAGGTAAAGATGTTAGCAGCAATTTGCGCAGTCGTCGGTGTCTACGCCGGCGTCGCGGCCACGCTTGTAGTCAAGCGCACACTGAAAATCAGTGATCTTCATGAAGAATACACATTCATCCGCTCACGCGAGCAGAAGTCACATATCAGAGCCCATGCACTTGTGTTGAAGGGCGGCTTCAAGAGTGATCTGCTCTGGATCAAGCACCTTCCCAACAAGGTAAAGACAGCACTCGCCTGGTTGAAGACAGAGTAACACCATGAGCCGCGAGCTCCAGCGCGCGACGCTCTTCTTTAAGTACATTAGAGAAGAGCATGCTCACCACATCGAGATGCTTGAACGTGGAAAGCAGCAACTTCTCGAGGCGTTGAAGTACGTGAAGGCCGATCCAAACGCTCAGCCTCACCAGAAAAATCAGCAACAGAGCACACCACCACAGCAGCAGCCTGCTGAGCCAGAGAAGCCTCCTGTTCCAGATGATGTTGCTGCAGACGTCAAGAAGCTCTACAAGAAGATCGTTCAGGAGACACATCCTGATAAGCTGGCACAGTCAGATCACGGACAGAAAGAGCGTGAGAAGCGCGTCAAATTGTATATGGACGCTGTCAAGGCATTCCAGGCATCCGATAGAGACAATCTTGTGGAGATTGCGCTCGACCTCGAGCTCGACACAGGACTTGAAGTTGAAAAGATTGTTGCGTCGCTGCTGACACGTAGTAAAGCACTTGAGCTCCAGATTCAGCAAGTCAAGAGCTCAGTTGAGTGGCTGTGGATGCACGCTGATGAAGCAAAGCGCGTCGAAGTGATTAAAGAGCTGTGTCGAAGAAACGGATGGCTCTATGTCACTGATGAGCAGATCGTTGAGAGTGTCAGATATGCGTCCGGGATGCATCCAGGATCTAGAGATGATGTCCGCAATAGAGCACGCAAGATGATGCAAGAACGTCGCAGGATTACTTGAACACCTCACAGTGACATTGTAGTATTGCTTAGAGGCAATAACATGAACAACGTCTACATCGCAAGCGGTTGGTTTTCTCCAGAATGGCTCCAGGAAGTCGAGGACATCAAGGGTGTCCTCAAGGATCTCAAGCTTGATTACTTCTCACCCAAGGATTACGCAATCGCTGAGGCGACTGCAAGTAATGACACACAGAAGCAGATCTTTGACGGAAACGTCGAGCACCTTGATAAGTGTGACTGGATGATCTGCAACACCCGAAACAAAGACATGGGTTCGATCTGGGAAGCAGGATACTTCTATGCACGCAACAAGCCCATCGTCTACTTCTGCGCCGGCCTTCCACCAGGTGCCAAGTTTAATCTCATGCTCTCAGCAAGCGGTGTTGCAGTCTGCACGTCGCTCGATGACCTCCGTGAGTACCTGGCACACAGCAAGCGCGAGGGCAAGCTGATCACGCGCAATTACAGCGGCTTGATCGAGTAATAGGATATTGTGCGCTCCTGGTGGATAGTTATCTGCTAGGAGCGCACATGCGTATGAATAGATTAGCCCTACGTAAGATGATCCTCAGAGAGATGCATGATCACATGCAAGATGAGGACATGCCAGAGATCGAAGCTGAGATCATCGACGATGAGGAAGATGAAGAGCACGAAGACGAAGATGTTCCAGAGGAAGATTACGACACCGACGTAGATGAAGAGGGTAACTTCGACTACGAGGATTCGAACGTCTACGAAGAGACTGGGATGATCAAGTCAAACCTCTTCATGCTGTCTAAGAAGGCACACGAGCTTCATGACTCTGTCGGAGATCGTGATGACATGCCTGAATGGGTCCAGGAGAAGATCGCTGTCGCTTCTTACATGATTGACACAGTTCACGACTACCTCATGTACGAGATGGTTAAGGACGACCTACACGAGAAGAAAGGCGGTCGCTCCAAGAGCCGCAAGTACAAGGGCAAGGAATACCGCGCGACACCTGCGATGGTAAGCGCAGTCAAGAAGGGTGCATCTTACAATCAGCTCGCAAAGCTCGCCAAGTGGGCTGATGAGCCTGCTGCCGTCGTTCAGGCAGCGAAGATTGTTGCAAAGGGAAAGCCAATGTCCCGCGACGACGAGGACGACGACCTCGACGAGAACGACAGCTGGGAGCCCCTCCGCCAATCAACAGGTATTATGTTCTTCGAGGACGAAGAAGGCACTGACTACCCGGCACCCAAGTCGAAGGGTAAGAAGCGCGGTTGAGGAAGTTAGATCACCAGCGGTCGCTGGTGTAAAATAGAGACCTCGGTACTATAATGAGTTTATGAAGATACTCATTACTGGTCACCGAGGTTTCATTGCATCCAACCTTCCACCTGCATTCGAGGACCTCGATCACGAGGTCATTGATCACAATCAGCTGAACTTGGTTCATAGGTTGCCAACAGGGGAGCCATGTGTCCATCTCAACGCAGAAGATGCTTGGGCACGTGAGATAAAGCGCCTGGGTGTCGATGTCGTGGTCCATAATGCTGCGGCAGTGGGCACTGATGTTGTTGCACTAAATCCTAGTGGAGCAACTCTGTCCAATGTGACAGGAACTTACAACATCAGTCGTGCTGCTGAGAAGGCAGGCGCAGCAGTCCTCTACCTCGGCACAACGGTAATCTACAACACTGATCTGTATCAGAATTCCTGGATCGCTGAGCGGTCTGTTAATGGACCGCAGACGCTCTACGGCTCACTGAAGTTGGCAGGTGAGCACATCGTCCGAGCACACAGTACAAAGTGGTCGATCGTCCGGCCCCTCTTCTGCTACGGTGGTGTGGGTGACAACAACTCACTGATCGCGAAGGGGTTCTTCGGCGCAGCACACGGCAAGGAGAAGATCGACATGTTCCTCGATCCGAAGAAGATCAAGGACTACATGCGCGTGGAGGACTTCTGCGATGCTGTGGCAACTGTCGTGGACAAGGAGCTCTGGAACGATGACTGGAACGTCGCTGCTGAAACACCAGAGAACACGGGCAAGATCGTCGAGATGATGAGCGAGATCTCGTGCAAGGATCTAAAGGGTGTGGTAAAATGGCACCCAGGAACCGACTACTTGGGTAACCACCGACTAAGCTCACAGAAGTTCAGGGATGCATCTGGTTGGACTCCAAAGTTCGACCTATATGGTGGCTTGGAAAAGTCATGGAAAGACATCCAGCGTAATCTGGGTTCCACGGATTATAATCCCCTGCGATATCTGGAAGATGCAAAGAATCGCGGCATCGACCTCACACAATTCTTCAACCGGTGAAATAACATGAGTATCATTCGACCTCCGGACCGGTTTGTGGGCCTCCATGCCCACTCCGGTTTCTCGACCATGGACGGCCTCGGCTATCCTGCACAGCACATCGACTTCGTGCTCAAGAACGGTATGGATGCCTGGGCGCTGACTGACCACGGCAACGGCAGTGGTCTTGCCCACGCTCAGTCCCATGCTAAGAAGATGAAGAAGGCAGGCCAGAAGTACCGCCAGCTGAACGGTGTAGAGTTCTATTTCGTTCCATCGCTGAAGAACTGGGCAGCGCAGTACCAGGACCACAAGGATGCAGTCGCTGCTGCCCGTTCTGAGAAGAAGTCGAAGGAGGCGACTGATATTGATGCTGACGATGAGGCAGGCGCAGGTCACATCATCGAGAATGAGGATGAGACAAAGGATGCATCGGCACTTGAAATCAAGGATGACGAGTGGAAGCGTCGCTACCACTTGGTTGTGATTGCCAAGAACAGGCAGGGCCTGTCAAACCTCTTCACACTGGTTAAGCGGTCATTCAAGGAGGGGTACTATCGGTTCCCGCGGATTGACTTTGACATGCTCAAGGAGCACGGTGAAGGGTTAGTCGTCAGCACTGCTTGCATCGGTGGCATCATGGCGAACCGTGTCCTCCGCGGTCAGGCGATGCATAAGTCAGATGCCGAAATCCAGCGTGATCTCAAGAATCTCACTGATCGATTCGTCGACGCAGTCGGTCTTGACAACTTCAACCTCGAGCTCCAGTTCAACAAGCTGCAGGCACAGCACGATGTCAATCGGCACCTGATTGACCTGCACAAGAGCACAGGTGTTCCGCTGGTTGCAACCTGTGACAGCCACTATCCCACACCTGACAAGTGGAAGACCCGCGAGCTCTACAAGAAGCTGGCGTGGATGAACGCGAAGGAGGAGCCCAAGCCCCTCCCAGCATTTGATGAACTGAAGTGTGAGCTCTACCCAAAGAATGCCGTGCAGATGTGGGAGGAGTTCAATCGGCACACTGATGCCTACTCATTCTATCAAGGCAATGAAGAACTGGTCCGCGATGCGATCGAGCGGACACACGACATCACCTGGCAGCAGTGCGAGGACGTCTGGGTCGATACAGGCGCCAAGCTGCCAGTCTTTGCCACGCCTGAGAAGTCAGAGTTCCAGCAGCTGGTTGATCTCGTCAAGGAACGGATGGGCGAGATGGGGTTGCATGAAAATCCCGAGTACATGGCCCGCGTGAAGGAGGAGCTCTCAGACATCAAGCACCTGGGGCACGCCTCTTACTTCCTCACGATGTACAAGATCTTCCACCGTGCCAAGGAGCGGACTCTCCTCGGGCCAGGCCGTGGATCTGCACCCGGCTCTCTCGTCAACTACATTCTCGGGATTACACAGATTGATCCACTTCCGTTCGGTCTCCTCTGGAATCGCTTCCTTGGTCGGCATCGTGTGTCTTGGCCTGATATTGACTCCGATGCTGGTGATCGTGACGTTCTTATTGACGCGGCACGTGAGCTCTTCGGTGACGATGCTGTCATTCCCGTCTCAAACTTCAACACCCTGAAGCTGAAGTCGCTGGTGAAGGACGTCGCGAAGTTCTTCAACGTCCCGTTCGATGAGGTCAATGCGGTGACAGGACCGCTCCAGGATGAAGTCATGCCTCACGCGAAGGATGACGACCAGGAGAAGTCGGTCTTTGTCCTCAAGCACGATGACTGCATGAAGTACTCACCTGCTTACAATGCATTCATGACGAAGTATCCAGAAGTGGAGGAGCACGTTAATGCGCTCTTCATGGAGAACCGATCAATCGGACGTCATGCAGGCGGCGTTCTTGTCGCAGAACCCAAGGCACTAGCCGAAGGCATGCCTATCATCGGTGTTCGCGGTGAATTGCAGACGCCGTGGACCGAAGGTATGAACTTCCGTAACTTGGAGGACAACGGCTTCCTCAAGTTCGACTTCCTCGGTCTGACCCTGCTCAAGGACGTAGAGAACTGCATCAAGCGGATCCTGATCAAGCAGGGCGTCAAGAACCCAACATTCAGCCAGATCAAGGACTTCTTCGATGAGCATCTCAACTGCCGAACGGTCAAGCAGGATGATCAGCAGGTTTGGAAGCATGTCTATCACGAGGGTCGGTTCGTCGGTGTCTTCCAGTTCACAGCGGACGGTGCACGTAAGTTCTGCCTCGATGCGAAGCCCACAAACATCGGTGAGCTGGCAGCGCTGACTGCAATCTACCGGCCTGGACCTCTCAAGGCAAACGTCCACAAGCTGTATGTTCAGGCAAAGAAGGATGCCTCGAAGATCAAGTACGATCACCCAGTCATCCAGGATGTTCTAGGCCCGACATTCGGTTACGTCGTCTTCCAGGAACAGTTCATGATGCTGGCGCAGAAGCTGGCAGGGTTCTCTCCTGGCGAGGCTGACCAACTCCGAAAGACACTGGTTAAAAAGTCGCTGGACACACTGGGCAAGAAGTCTTCTGAGAAGGAGGCAGCACGGAAGCAGTTCATCGACGGCGCACTAGCTCTTCACGGCGTTCCCGAGAAGGTGACAGGCCCACTCTGGGACACGATCGAGGCGTTCTCGGTGTACGGCTTCAACAAGTCACACTCCGTGTCCTACGCGATCGACTCCTACTACGCCGGTTGGCTCCACACCCACTACGAGAAGGAGTGGCTGGCAACGATCCTGCAGTCCGAGACGGGTAATCCAAAGGGCCTGGCAAAGGCTATTGCCGAGATCAAGGCAATCGGTTATAAGTTCTCGCAGGTCGATATCAACTACTCAGGCACCGAGTGGACATACTCTGAGGAGATCCAGGCATTCGTTCCACCGCTGACATCTGTTAAGGGCCTGGGTGACTCTGCAGTGAGTGAGATCATGGAGAACAGGCCATATCGTGCGCTGGATGACCTCCTGTTCGATGCAGAAGGCGAGTGGCGACACTCCAAGCTGAACAAGAGCTGCCTTGAGTCACTGATCCTTACTGAGAGCCTAGGTTCACTGCAAGAGTTCAAGGATGAGCGTCTCAACAACCATAATCAGCTACACAAGATGATCATTGAGAACTATGACACGCTCCGTAAAGGACGTACAGGAATGACCAAGACAGCCACGAAGAAGTGGGTAAAGGCGCACGGTAAGGAGCCTGTGATCATTGACCAGCTGATCGAGACAACGGCAGATGTGCAAGATTGGAACCGATACGAGAAGATCAAGAACTTTGTGGAGATCTTGACCACGGCCTCAGAAGAACTGCTATTCCCACCCGCAGTGATGGCAAAGATCGAGCGCTCCAATGTCCCGTCTGCAATGCAGATCTCACCGGGTACAAAGGCCGTCGTTTGGTTCTGTGCCCAGGACTGGGTCAAGAAGCAGACAAAGAACGGTAAGACGTTCTACACTGCGCACGCAGTTGATAACAACAGCGACACTGCAAGGATCCGTGTGTGGGGCACATTTAAAGAAGAGCCTGAGCGATACACTATGTGGCTCGCTGAGGTAGAATATGACGCTAACTGGGGCATGTCGTCCTCAACAATGAAGATGCGAAAGATCGAGGTGTGATTTGAAGTTTGACCTAAAGACTGTCGTACTAGAAGGTGTGGATTGCAGTGGCAAGACCACAGCATTCAGGAACATCCACAAGCTCACGGGTTTCAAGTGGAACATCCACGATCGGAGCACATTGTCAATGCTCTGCTACGCTGTGATGTACAATCGCGACGTTGCCCACTGGCGTGGGCTCTTGCAGGAGGAGATCAACGATCTCAACAACGTTGTCGTTATCATGATGCCGCCAGTTGATGTCATCAAAGAGCGCCTATCCATCAGAGGCGATGAGTTTCAAGACCAAGAGACTATTGTCAAGCTTTATGATATTTTTGAGCGCGAGGTCGCGTGCCTCTTTGATTGCCCAAACGTTCTCGTTGTCCGTCGTGCAGTTCCTGACTATGCAGAGATTGCAAAGTGGTTGCTAAACTATGAGCGGCAGTCATACACTAGAATCGCTGATATGATCCATGCGACTGCGCGGCGGCACATTGGTGGTGAGTCTGTCTTCGTGAAGGCAGCTTGGGAAGACGCGGGTTTTAACACACTTCGGACCAAAGCACTCCACTATGAGCCCGAGATCGAGTACTACAACACCACGAGTGAGAAGCTGATCAAGAAGATCAAGGACGAGCTTGCAGGATTGAATGAGTATGAATCACCACAGTCTGTTGAGTCACGTCGATTCATCCTTTCACAGGAAAGTTGCATTTCTTACGCACACTTTCTCTATCGATCAGGTGTGCTCTACGCCAACATTGTCTGTAGATCTTCTGAGGTCTCACGCATCTTTCCAAATGATGTCCATTTTATTGGTCACTTGGGTAAGATTGCTAGACAGCACATCGGCTTAGACGAGAACACGCCGGTCAAGTTTAGCTTGACACTTGACTCGGCACATGTAATCTTTCAACCAACACATTAAATTACATCGAGGTAAAAATGAAGAGAGCATTAGTCACAGGCGGCGCAGGATTTATCGGTTCAAACCTAACACGCTCGCTTGTTGAAGACGGTTGGCAAGTTGATGTCGTTGACGACATGTCGAACGGGCATCTCAATCTGCTAGAAGGTCTTAGCTATCGTGTCTTCCTGCCTGGCATGGCAGAAATCTATGAGACACAAAAGCGTCGAAGCGAGAAGGAAGTCTTTGTGCACGAGTGTGACTTTTCACACCCTATCATCCTTGCCAGGATCACACAGAAGCTTTACGATGTCGTCTTCCACCAAGCTGCAGTCCCTCGAGTGTCATACTCAGTGGAGCAGCCAGTGCACACAACTGACGTGAATCTTCTTCGCAGTGTTGCTCTTCTGCACGCTTGCGTGGATAACGTTCAAAAGGTGGTCGTAGCATCTTCTTCGTCAGTCTATGGCGGCGCAGATGTTCTACCCACAACTGAATCAGAACCGAGGAATCCAAAGTCTCCCTACGCGCTACAAAAGAGCGTCCTCGAGGACTACTGCAGGATGTTCGGTAACCTCTATAACCTTGACACAGTCTGTCTTAGGTACTTCAATGTGTTCGGACCGGGTCAGTACGGTGATTCACCCTACTCTACAGCTGTGTCGGCATGGTGTGATGCTTTGATGAACGACAAGGAGCTTCGTTCTGATGGAGATGGGACGCAAACACGTGACCTCTGCTATGTTGACAATGTTGTCAGTGCCAACATCCTTGCTGCCAAGACTAGCAAAAAGCTGATGGGTGAGGCATACAACATCTGCTGCGGTGACAGGACCTCAAATAACGAGATCTTGGAGTTTATTCGTGGCGCATACCCGACTGCAAAGGTCCGTCACGCACCGTGGCGGGCAGGTGACGTCATGCACACACAGGGCGACTGGTCGGCAGCAAATCGTGACTTCGGTTACAAGCCACTAGTCAAGTTTTGGGATGGCCTTGAGAAGACACTCGCATGGTGGGGTCTTAAGTGATGAAGATTCCTCCTACTTTTACTGTCTTCTGCGGTCCAATGATGTCGTCAAAGACGACCCGTCTGATTGGTGCTGTTGATCGTTTTAGGTACCAGAATCAGCGAGTTCTAGCATTCAAGCCCAAGATGGACAAGAGATACACAAATGATGAGATTAGCACACACAACGGTGGAAAACTTGAAGCGCTTAATGTTGGGTCTGGTGATGAGATACTACGCAGCGTTGATCTATATGAACCAGACGTTGTAGCCGTAGATGAAGCGTTCATGATCGATGGTGCTGCTGATGCACTCATCCAGATCTACCGGCGCGGCGTGTCAGTTGTAGTCTCTTCCATCGAGATGTCTGCAAGCTGTAAGGTCTTTCCAGAGATTGAGCAGATTCTGCCTTGGGCTACAAAAGTTGAGAAGTGCACGGCAGTTTGTGTTGTCTGTGGAGAGGATGCGCCATACACCCAGCGGAAGGTCAGCGATCTCGCAGAGATCACAGTGGGCGGTGCAGAACTGTATGAGCCTCGATGCTGGTCACATCATGCGTCTGCGCGAGAAGCGTGATACATTACCTGTGTGAGGTAAAATGCTAGACCCAAACAGCATCAATCTGGTCATCTACCACGCGAACTGTACTGATGGTTTCGGCGCAGCGTATTCAGCGTGGAAGTTGCTCGGAGATCGTGCCGAGTACCACGCCGCAAAGTACGGAGAGCCACCTCCCGATGTGAAGGGAAAGAATGTTGTCGTCCTGGACTTCTCCTATGACAATGCAACGACTAAGCTCCTGATGAAGGAAGCCAAAGGCTTCCTCGTCATCGACCACCACAAGTCAGCAATGGTTGAACTCCACGACGTCAGCTGCACACACTTTGACATGAACCACAGCGGTGCGATGCTCTCGTGGCGCTTCTTCCACCCAGGCAAGGAGGCTCCTCGCCTCATCAAGTTCATCGAGGACCGGGACCTCTGGAAGTGGGAGATCCCTTACTCGAAGGAGTTCTCGGCAGCATTCGACATGGTGAAGTTCGACTTCGAGGAGTTCGACAAGTACCTGGATGATTCGGCAGTTGATGATGCTCAGGAGCGGGGTGCCTACATCCTCGCTTACTCGAAGACAGTGATCTCTAAGATTGCTAAGCATGCAACACCACGTAAGCTGGAGGGAAAAGACGTCCTAGTCGTTAATTCTCCCCATTGGATGTCAGAGATCGGTAACACATTGGGACCGCGCTGTGACTTCGCAGTGATCTGGTATTGGGATCACGACACACGTCAAGTGAAAGTGAGCCTTCGCGCGCACCACGACGATGCAGATGTTAGTGAAGTTGCAAAGCGCTACGGCGGTGGGGGCCACAGGAAGGCAGCAGGATTCAGCCTTCCACCTGACGTCGCCATCGAGACCATCTTCGACAAGGAATGATCATGCACATTCGACCCTCATGGGATGAAGTTTGGATGGCGACGGCACAGGCTTTGGCGCGTCGGTCGCTTGACCCACGATTTCAAGTTGGCGCAGTCATAGTCACAGATGATAATACACAGGTTCTCGCAGTAGGATATAACGGTGACCAGCGTGGCGGTTCTAACCAAGTTGAGTCAGAAGAGCCAGGTTGCAGTGGATTCATCCACGCAGAGATCAATGCACTCATCAAGTGCGATTATAATAACCCAAAGCGCAAGGTGATGTATCTAACACTTTCACCTTGTAGGCAGTGCGCAAAGGCAATCGTGAACGGCGGCATCTCTGAAGTCGTATTTAACGCAGAATATCGAGATGCAAGTGGTCTTGAGGTATTGTCTTCTGCAGGAATAAAAGTTAGAAAAACGACTTAAAAGTGAGGGATACATATAGACGATGCGCAAGATAACTCCAAACGAAATACAAAAGTTGGTTGATCGGTCTCTGACAAAGATTGTTCTTGAGAAGCTGACTGTAAAAGTTGGTGATGAGTATGTTATTCAACCTGGTCTTAAAATTAAAAGCAAGGAATCAGGTGTTGAGTACACTGTATCTAGCCCAATCAGAGTAGTTGACAACGGTCTGCGTCTTGACATTGAGCGTGTGGTGATGGATGATAAAACTCACACTCTTAAGACTATCAAGGCTACAATAACACAAGACGACTTTGACAGCTATGATCCAGCATGAGGTGGCATAATGAATAAAGACATCACGAAGATTGTGCGCCAGTCGCTAGGGATTGAGCGTGAGTCGCAGCACCTCAACGAAGCGCTAGTGACCGATCCTAAACCTTTTAGTCTCAACACAGAATTTCAAAGCGCCTCAGCAAAGAAGTCGCACTTTGAGTTATATGAGAACTACATCAAGGCGTTCAACCGTGTGAGTGCTGAGCTCGACGGTGTCAATAAGAATGAGGTCAATTCAAACAACAGCCAGTTCCGCTCGCTGAAGATTGACGAGACCTACAATATGAACGCGATCTTCCTCCACGAGCTTTACTTCGCCAACATCAGCGATGTGCACAGCAAGATCACGATGGACTCACTCGCTTACATGCGTCTCCAACGTGATTTCGGCTCTTTTGATAAGTGGCAGGAGGACTTCCTTGCTTGTTGTCAAGCGTCAAGGTGCGGCTGGGCTGTTACCTACTACAACCTATTTACACAGACTTACATGAATGCCGTCGTTGATCTCCACAGCATTGAAGTTCCTGTAGGCTGCCTTCCTGTCATCGTGATGGATGTTTGGCAGCACGCTTACTATAAGGACTACCTTCGTGATGTGAAGACATACTCGATCGCAATGATGAAGGAGCTCAACTGGTCTGTAATTGAGGGTAGGTTTAAGCAGTCTGAGCGGGTAGCACAAGCAATGAGGGCGGCATGAGACGCAATAATATGAGACGCCCACAACGGCGACGCCTATTTGAAGAGAGTGACATTGAGAATGTGTCTGTCGCAGACACAATGACAAGTACAACACGCCTCTCTTTAGATTCTGTCGATGACCAGATTGACTCTTACATCATCAAGTACGAAGCTGAAGCAGCTGAAGCACTTGAAAAAGATGAGGAGATGATCTTTGAGGCGTTGCGCAGCAGATCGCTCTATGGCCTCCTGTATGAGCAGGATGAGGCACCAACAGATCTCTTCACAGGTGATCCGACGCAAGCACCACCTGCAGATGACGAAGCTCCTCCGCCAGAAGACAGTGCTGACATGAAACCTGAGCTCAAGCCTGCACCTCTCGTTAAGTCTCCAATGGACATTGACCTCTTCACTAAGAAGCTTGTGCGCCTGGTCATGAACAACAAGAGAATGCTTGACGTAGAGTCAGTCATCATCAACCGTGCCATCCTCTTCCTAAAGAAGAACTACAGTCAAGAGTACGTTGATAGACTGAAGGAAGTCCTGGAGACCCAGTTCGACTTCAACATGGACAAGGAAGACTTCTTCTACGCACCCGATGCGCCAGGTTCAGAAGGAAAGCCCACTGGCGGTACTGGCACTGCATGAAGAAGCAGATCGACACACAGCGTCTGATCAGTTTTGAGACCAAGAAGTCCGTCCACATCAACATTCCACGAGAGACACATGCACTTGTCAGATCACAGTGCTTTAAGTACAATCTGACGATGCAGGACATCTTTGAGGAACTCGCGCAGATGATTGCTGCAGAAGAGCCTGAGGCGTTGGAGATGATGTCAAATTTATCGATGAAAAAGCGTGATGCATCCATAAAACGCCTATCAGCATCAGACGCAGAATCTATATTCAACATCATAGAGAACAATAACCCACTCTCCGAAGGATAGCAGCTTGTTCAATCTTTTGAAGTCAATTTTTGCCAAAGACGACACAAGTAACTTGGTTGAAGAACTTACACAACAGCTCAAAGAGACGAAAGGGCGTGTATCACTGCTTGAGAAGAAAGTTACTGACTATGAGCAGGTCCTCTATGAGCACCACAAGACGATCGCTGCCATTGCATCCATCCAAGCTAATCTACTCTCTGAGATGGAACGCGCGATCAAGACAGCAGGTACCAAGAAGACCCGCGCCGTTTTCACACACACGTCATCGTCAAAAGGCGATGATTTCATAAACTAGCTTTACTTTAGACGCGATATATTTATCTGCAGAGGTTTCTAGATGCAGATTGTAGTCAAGAAGAAGGTTCTTGAGGAGATGATCGACCAGGTGGTCCGAGAGGTCAGCTCCTTCCACAGTGTTAGGATCGATGAGATTCCAGCCAAAGATGAAGATGACAACAAGATCGTTCCCGACGAGCGCATGGCTACACAGCTTGAGCAGCAAAAGCCCAAGGTCGATGATCCGGCGTATAGACCTGTCAACACTTCTGAGCTAACCAAGGCAGCTGCTGTTGTTGCTGAAAAAATCCCACAGGATAAAGTCCAGCAGTTCTACAAGCAGCTCAAAGACCTTGCGCAGAACACGCAGGATAAGTCTGATAGCGGCGGAGAAGAATCTATGATTAGTGAGAAGAAAATGCAGCGCATTCTCTCCTTCCTGCTCGATCGCCCTGTTAAAATTAGTGAGGCACGTGGCAAGAAAGCTAATCCTAATCTAGATCGGTCAGATCTTGATATGGTTGGTACAATGATAAAAGATGCTGATGCGGGTTTGGTTGCTTTCATGGATAAGCTTGAAAAGCACGACCGTGAGCAGCACCCTAACACGAGCCGTGCTCGTATGGCTCCGCTTACGATTGCAGGTGTATATGCGCTACTTGATGGAATTTCAAAGAAGCGTGACATGCAGTTCCGTCGCCAGAATGAGCTTAATCCTGTCAAGGCAGAGCTTTTAGCGCCAGGCGGCCTCGTCGTCTCACCTGACAAGCGCACGTTGACTTTGAAAGCAATGGGTGTTACGCAGGTTGAGCGGGGTCTAGCAGTCGCACAACATAATCTGACACAAGCAGAGCTTCAAGCTGCCGCCGAGCAGGCAGTTAATGACTACTTCGATGAGCTTGCTGAATACTACACCACGGGTCATCTAATGGGTGATCCCGATAGCGGAATTAAGCGCGAGAAAGAGGGCACACTGCGTACAGAAGCAGGTGATGTTGCTCAAGAGACATTCATACAGCTTGGCAATCAACTTCCAATGGGATCGAAGATTCCTGAGGCAACATTACGTAGTTTCGCAGATGAAGCTTCTGATTTCGTTAAAAACTCTCTAGCACCAGATAACACATCATTTTCTTTTACATTTACCGATCTAATCATTGCAAAGCCCAAGAAAGGTAAGAAAGGTGCAGAGGAGGCTGAACCTGATGCGGACGACGACGACGTTCCATCTAACACACAGCAGGTCTCAATCGACTTTGCAAGCGTCATGGCAGATATTGGAAATCTACCCACTCAAGCAGGTGTCTATTCAAGAGGCTTCGGCACTGTGATAGGTCAAAAGCAGATCTCAAGAGTTGATACAGCTGCTTTCTTCAGAGAATCTATCGGAGATGCTATCATCAGCACAGCTGAAGGCCTACTTGACAAGTACATCAAAGTCAGGAAGAGCAAGTTTAAGCCGGGCGAAGAGGGGCGCAATCTCGCATCTGATATTCTTCGTCGAATGGGCGGCTCAAGATCTGACATTCCTGCCGAGACTGTCCACCAGTTTATCAGTGACATTAGACAGTCAGGCGAGGAAGAAGGCCAGAGCCCAGCAGAGATTGAGCGTCGCCAGTTTGATGCGCTCTTTGCAGCCGATGTCCTCAGCAGAGAGCGTTTTGAGATGCGTACACGCCTCTACCAGACGTTCCTTGAAGAATTCTTTGCACCTGCAATCTTCCTTGCATCAGACGCATTTGAAGACAGCGCAAGAGTGAGTCAAGAGTTTCAAGACGCAGCAATGAAGCCACTTGAGCAGATCGGTGACAAGGATCCCGTCTTCAACCTTTACACAGATGTTCTTAAGATGTTTGGTAGCAATAAGAAGATGCAGGTGTCAAAATTCTTCAAGACGTATGAAAAGATCCTACAGGATCCCAACTTCAAGAAGTTCGTTGAGGAAAAAACGGGTGCAACAGGCATATCAGACCTTGGGCGCGCGACAACAGCATTCTTTGATAAGGACATCACACTCGTCTTCATCATCAACATGGCTGCTGCTTATGCCAGGGCAAAGCTTCGTGAGCCTGTATTGGCACACACCCTCGCTGGAAAGTCACGTGATGATGAGTTCAACATCGTCAACGCATTCGGTGACTACTTAGAGAAAGACATCATCAACGGTGTCGAGGACGGTGATCAAACTTCCATCAAGCTGATCAAGAAGATCGAGGACATGATCGAGGACAGCGGGATGGGATTTGTCAGGAAGAAGGCAGAGAAGAAGAAAAAGGGCGATCCTGTAAGTGAAGCTGCAATCCTGCGCAGTATAATCAGGCGTGCACTTCGCTGACCTAGGAGAAACTCATGAGCTTTGCGTTTAAACTGCCTTTTCGAGAGGAAGGCCTCCCAATCAAAGTTGAGCAGAGCACATGGGCACACGTTGACGACGGTCGCAAGATCCGCAAGACATACGAGTTCACACGCTTTAAGCCCTTTCACTCCTTTGTGTCAGAACTTTTGGTTAAAGCACGGACGATGCAGCACGATCCTGAGCTGCAGATTATGGGTATGAAGATCATGGTCACGCTTCAGACACACGTCATAGATGACGTGTCAGAGCTTGATCTTGAGCTGTCAAGGTTCTGCGATGCACTCTACGAGGATGTGAAGGGATACTACAGGATGGAGACGCTGCGCAATGATCTTAATGAGTGATGATCTTACAGATCGAATCATCATTGAGCAAGACGAGGAACAGACAACAGATCCTAGCACAGCATCTGTCACCTTCTACCTCGGTGCCGATGTGATCGGCACGTGCCCAATCAGGCGTATGCAGTTCTCTGCTGACTGCATCTCATTCACATTTGCTTGCGTGCCCTCACTTGCAGTGACTTTGGGGACAAAGGCAGGCGTGAGGTGCATCTTAACAGCAGGTCAACACATGCTCGACTACGACCTCCACAACCCAGATGTCACATGGGATAGTAGGGAAGGAAAGCAGGACTGCACGATAATTAGTAAGATAGATAAGATTAGGAGTAACCAATGAGCAAGGACTTTGACTTTGACAAGTTCATGCAGGACATCGTCGTCAGAGAGCAGACCCAAGCCGAACGTGTGATCGATTGGCAGCGTGATCAGGATCAGCACCCAGCGCGCATCTACAATCGACTCTACCGTGAGCTTCCACAGAATCGCACCCGGTGGAGTCGCTGATGAGCACGGTCAAGATCAAGAACGCTAATCAGCTCGCTCAGTTCCTCCGTGTCCTCGCCGAGGAGAGCGTCAATGCCGCGGTCGTCGATGTCGATGCTGAGCGCTCACACCAGAAGAAGGTGGCAAATGCTGCCAAGCGTGATCTGGGGCGCTTCATGCGCGAGCAGGAGACAGATCCTGCTGCGCCACCTGCACCTGAACCTCCGCCCACTGACCTCGCCACAGAGCCAGCACCCGACACGAAGGCAAAGCCGCCTGCTGCACCCACACCTGCAGCTGCTGCACCCGGTGAGCAGGATCCTCTCGAGCCCTCGTTCGACGCAATGACTCGTGCGATCCTCGACCTCCGCAGCGGCAAGTCTGTCAAGGACAGCGCGATCGAGACAGAGCTTGAGGCCTACTATGACCGTCTCCAAGACGCTGAGCGTTACGCGATGATCATCTTCCTCCGGGCCCTATCAGGTATCGTCACCGGCAAGATGACGGGCGCACAGGCTGCTGAGCCTGGCGACGAGCCTCACGGCATCTCCATCACCCGCGCTGGTGATGAGGAAGGTGCAGTTGCACCCGGACCCGAAGCGCCTGCGCCCGAAGCACCTCCTGAAGGTGCTGCACCCGGCGCTGAGGCTCCCCCTGAAGAAGCTCCTGCACCCGCAGGTCCCATCCAGGTGGGTTCACCCATGACGGAAGCTTTCCGCGATCGGATCCGTCAACTGATCCGGTCCAACAGGTAGCGGCAAGTGCCCCGGCGCCCTGAGCACTACGGGTCGATCAAGTACCTCGAGGAGATGGATAAAATCCTCAGAGAATTGGACGATCTGCGTCACTGCATGGGACGTGATGAGAGGAAGGAGCGGTACACTGTGTCGAGAGCGATGGACAGCATCAGACACCTGCGCGGGAAGGCAAAGCGGCACGGTGTGCGGTTAGGATTGATCGCTGAGGAGGACGGATGAGAAAATATAGACTAAGTCCTGTCGAGGAGGGTGTTCTACGAGCGCACATCAAGCTCATGCTCCACGAGTCACAAGGCGCAACAACACAGACGGTAATTCCAGCTACAGGCAATGTCAAGCCCTTCAAATTGCTGGCCGGCGTCGCACTCGGATCAGGCATGGATGCATTCAGGGGCGCGATGGGTGTCGTTGACGTCTGGGCTGGTAGTAATTGCAGATATGAGCAGAATTGGCCGATGGCTTCATCAACTGCAATAGTCGAATCAGGCGCAAATTTTAGTGGCGGTTATGCTGATGCAGTACAAAGTGATATTGTTGTTCGTTGTGTTGGAGTTATACACAAATGTAGGGCAATAGCGGAATCATGGGGCAATAGCGCAACACTTACTGGTGTTACAGGTATTAATAAAAAGTATCCTTTCACAAGGCCCGCGAGCTCCACGTTACCGTCTTCACCCCAAGGCACGGATGTACGAGGCGACGCCGATGTAGTCTGGGGAGAGATACTCACTGCCATGTCAAAAGCTCCCGCAACAGGATGCAATTTTTCTACGTTTGTGAACCAATTTCAGAGTAGGAGCGATGCTATTCCACGCTTAAAGTTGATAGCTGACGCTGCTTACCAAGGTGCCGTATCGCAACTTACAGCCCACTCCTCAGCACCTAATCTTCCTGCTAATATTACGGTCAACGGCGTTAATAAACCTACAGTTGCGTACATCACGTCGGTTATTCAGGACATCACAGCTGTCGCAAAAACTGACATTAGTAAGATAAAATAACTGCCACAACTTAAACTTGCGCCTGTTATGTGTATGATTTTTCAGAGGTTACACATGTCAAGCAAGAAGTCTAATTGGTTACCAGAGATCGTCTACGAGGAGATGGAGGGCGGCGGCTCATCCAAGATCCCATTCATCCACGTTCCTGACGATGTGGATGATCCACCCCTCCTCTTCATCTTCCTCACGAGAAAGACGGGTGAGGTTGAGCCCGGAGCAGAGGGTGAGGAAGTCCCCGTCGTCGACATGACTCTCCACCAGTACGTCGACATGCAGCGCTTGCAGGAGAAGCTGTCGTCTGAGGACTTCGACAAGGTCCGTGCTGCATTGGGTCTCGAGTCACGTGCTGACGCAGCAAGAAAGGGAAAGTCCCTGACTGACAACGTGCGGTCCAACGTGGAAAATTCTCGTCGAGGCTGATACATAATAGAAGAGGATCATGCCTATGTTCGATATCAACCGCATCTGCCAGCTCGCCGGCCTTGAGGCACCTGCTGGTTCCAACGTCATCCGCGAGAGTCGCAGCCCTGCTGCCCGTAAGCTTGTCAATGAGTCAGCTAACCGTGACCTCGACGTCGTCTACGAGATTGACGACCGTGAGCTCATGGCTGAGGCAAAGCGCGCCGAGAAGAACCTCGTCGAGCACGACTTCCGCATGGCAGTCCGCGAGGAGATCGGACAGATCCTCAACGGCCTCGAGCACGGCAGTAGATGGATCTACGGCACGAAGGAGAACCAGCCTCGCAACAGCCGCATGGGACAGATCTCCCGCGGTGGCCTCGGCATCGGCTTCAAGTAATCAAAACTCTGTTTGAACAAGTCTGACCGACTTCGTATGATGCAACTATGCAGAACTACGAAGTCGGTCAAATTGTCTATTTACTCGTCAAGGGCGAGATGAAGGTCATTCCCACACGGGTGGTCGAGGCGATCACCCGCAAGACACTTGAGGGAGTGGCAACCACCTACATGGTCCAGCTGCCGGACAAGGACAGGTCAGTCATGGATCTGACAGAGCTCGACGCTGAACCCTACAACGACCTGAACAGGGTGCGTGAGGTGATGTTGGAGCGAGTCACTGCGTCCATTGAGGGAACAATCAAGCGTTCAGAAGCCCTGGCTCGTGCACTGATGGGCAGCTCACAGAGCGACGCCGCCTGACCCGTGCGCACTCACAGGGGTGTGGTATGATGGCTGCAGGAGATACGATGCGACACCTACTTCTCGACGGCTACAACCTCATGCACCGTGCACGCTTCGGCATGCGTAACGGGGACCACTACGTCATCTTCAACTTCTTCCGGTCGCTCCGCCCACTGGTTGAGCAGTTCGCACCCTGCAAAGTGACGCTCTTCCTGGAGGGCGTCCCGCAGCACCGGATCAACTTGGACGGTGAGTACAAGGCAAACCGCGTTGCTGAACCGGGCACAAAGCAGCACGCTGAGCTTGCCGAGTTCCGCAAGCAGAAGCGCGTGATCCTCGAGCTCCTCCAGCACCTACCTGTGGATCTAGTTAAGCACGACCACCTCGAGTGTGACGACGCAATCGGTAGCTGGGTGCAGGCTCACCGTGATGAGGATGAGTGTGTTGTCGTCTCGACCGACACCGACTTCATTCAGCTCCTTGGTCACCCGAACGTCAAGCTCTACAACCCAGTTCGGAAGGCTTTCGTCGACCCAGCACCGCACGACTACGTCCTCTGGAAGGCACTCCGTGGCGACAAGACGGACAATATTCCTGGCCTTCCAGGCATCACCGACGGCAAGGCGACTAAGATCTGTGCCGACGAGCGCCTCCTAAAAAATCTACGGGATGACCCAGAGATGGCGCCGTTGCTCGAGCGCAACCTCACCTTGGTTGCCTTCAAGTACACGCCCCTCGATGATCCTGGGTACAGCAGGGTGACACCGACAGTGGATTACGACGCACTCAAGCAGGCCTTCACAGACCTTGGGTTCTACTCTATCGTCAACACGACCTCTTGGCCCAAGTACTGCAAGACGTTCGACGCGGTATACAAGTAGCATGCGGTGATTACTTTTAGGGTATGAATCCACTACCCGACGATAAGCAGAAGTTACTGAGAGAGAACGGTCTAATGAGGGAAAACGAGGTTGCGTATGCAGCCGGCGACCTCTTAGTCGTTGAGAACGTCATCACCCGTGAACGACGGACACTGCAAGTTGCAACTGTCCAGCCACTCTTCGAGAGCTCCAAGCGCCTGTTGAGAGGTTGAGATGGAAGAGACAGACAAGTTGGTCGTCTTTGATGCAGCTGCTCGTGAGAAGCTACTCGCGGGTGTTAATACTTTGGCTGACGCTGTCCGTGTAACGATGGGTCCGCGAGGACGCAACGTCCTGATCGAGCAGCGCGGTCAGCACCCGATCGTCACCAAGGACGGTGTCACTGTCGCGAAGTCGATCAATCTTCGCGACAAGCTGCAGAACTTGGGCGCGCAGATGATCAAGGAGGCAGCTTCTCGCAGTGCTGACGAAGCAGGTGATGGGACAACCACCGCGACAGTCCTCACTCAGGCGATCTTCAGTGAAGGTCTAAAGCTCGTCCTCAGCGGTTTTCCGGCCACAGACCTGAAGGCTGGCATCGACCAGGCAGTTGATGAGATCATCAGCAGGATTGATGACATTGCAGTTCCTGCAGGAAGCCCGGAGGTCCTCCGCCGTGTCGCAGTAATCTCAGCGAACGGTGAGGAGAGTTTGGGTGAGCTGATCGAGAGTGCGATCCGAACAGTGGGTGAGGACGGTGTCGTCACTGTCGAGGAAGCAAAGGGTTACAGCAGTAGCTTGACAGTCGTGGATGGGACGCGGATCGATCGCGGTTACACATCACCCTACTTTGTCACTGACCAGGACAAGATGGTCTGTGAGATGGACAGGCCCGCAGTCCTTCTACTGAACCGCAGGATTGAGTCTATCAAGGACATTGTGGGTCTGCTGGAGAAGAGCCTGGCAGCAAAGCGCCCACTCCTCATCGTTGCTGACGACATCGACGGTGAGGCGATGCAGACACTGGTCCTCAACCGAGTTCGCGGTTCTCTGAATGTCTGTGCTATCCGCGCGCCGGGCGCGGGCGCAGGTCGCTATGATCAGATGCAGGACCTCGCGGTGCTACTGAGCACACGGGTCTTTTCAGCAGCGGACACTGATGAGCTGTCAAAGCTGCAGCTGACTGACCTTGGAACTTGCACACGTGCCCTAATCGGTCGCACTGAGACAGTCCTAGTGGGTGCTAATGCCGACCGCGACCGTGTAGGCGAAAGACTCGAAGAGATCAGGAAGCAGTACGCTGAAGCAGTTGATGAGGGTGAGCGCCTACAGACAAAGCAACGCCTCGCCCGTCTCTCAGGCGGTGTGGCAATCCTGCGTGTCGGAGGGGCGACTGAGGCTGAGCTGAAGGAGCGCAAGGATCGTGCTGATGATGCACTCCACGCAGTCCAAGCAGCGATGAAGGAGGGTGTTGTCCCAGGTGGCGGAACGACTCTCATGAGAGCAGCGGCAGCAGTTCCATTTCCAGAAGGTGATTTTACTCCTGTCCGCGCAGGTTACCAGGTTGTCAAGACAGCTTGCCTCGCACCCTTCAGGCAGATCGTCACTAACAGCGGCGGAACGCCAGAGATCGTGCAGAATGCTCTCAACACGATGAGCAGCACTCACGTCTATGATGCCTTCCGAGGCACATACGGCGACATGCTTGAACTTGGCATCGTCGATCCAGCACGAGTCGTCAAGTGTGCGCTGAGGAATGCTGCTTCAGCAGCAGGCATGATGCTCACGGTTGGTTGTGCGCTGGTTGAGGATGATTCTTCCACAGCAGGATAAGTATTAGGTGGAGTCATCCAATGCGCCTGATCAATGAGGAAAACAAGCATCTTGCATCGAAGATGATCAAGGTGACGCTGTCCGTCAAGATGAATCAGGACGCGCACGTTCCTGACACGATGACACGCATCCGCGTTCTTCCCACAGTGGCAGTCGTCGGTCAATCAGACCGTGTAGAGCGTTCATCAGCAGGTGGAACGGTGATGGACGTCTACGTCAAGTTCCTGCCAAATCCTGGCAGCTTGTTCTACAACCTGATGAACCTGTGCAAGTTGATCAAGTCACTGCCCGAAGTTCGAGTCGTCCGCGTCGTCGCTGTTGGCAACCGTCCAGTGATCTTCAAGGGACGACCAATCGTTATATGATGAACATCGTCGCAGGATATCAGACGGATCTAGAAATGGCTCTGAACTGGCTTCGTCTAAAGAAAGTAATCACAGACGTCAGCGAGCAAAGGAAACAAGGCAACTTGTACATTGCCACGATCAGGTCTAAGATGAATAGGTCTGAGGTGCAAAAGGTTCTCACTGATCGCTTTGGACACTACGTCAAGGTCGCACCATAAGGTGCATTAACATCAACAACAAGCTAATATCAAGAGAAGTTAGAAGATGAACATTGGAACAAGCGACGACCTCGCTCGTATGGAAACTATTGACCTCGAGCGGCTCCAGGCGATTCTAAAGGATCGCATCAACCAGACCCGCCGTCGTAAGGAGAGTAGCATCCCACTTGAGATCGACCTCACTTACGTCCAGCGTGAGCTTACTGATCGTGTAAAGCGTGCTGAGTGGTTCGCCCAGCATAATGTTGCAAAAAGTGAGCAAGAGTAGTTTTCACCGTCAAAACGGTGTTTAAATCAAACGCAGGAGGAAATAACATGGCATATTCATTCTATAAGCAACTGGCATACGACTACGACATCGCGCGTGCTAATATCCTAAGCAATGACAAGGGTATGACGATTGAGCTTGAAGCACCCGGGTTCAGCCGTAGTGACATCACTGTCGAGTCTAAGGGCTCAACACTGACAGTAACTGCAAAGCGCTCTGATGCACCCGAGGAGAAGTATCGGATTCAGGAGTTCAATACACGATCCTTGACGCGCTCATGGACACTTCCAAAGTCCATCGACGTTGATAAGATCGTAGCAGCTTACGATGCAGGTATTCTCACTCTGACGATGCCTTACCGCACCGATTCAGTCTTCGAGACACGTCGCATCGAGATCGGCTGATCTCACTCTAAGGGCGCCCTTCTATGGGCGCCCTTTTTGTTCTCGTGCGGGCACAGCGAAACGTGGTACAATAGAGACAGGAGGCAAGGAAGCAAAGATGAATGACTCACTCGACCAATACTTCAAGCAGATCGCAACTGGCAAGCTTCTCACACACCAACAGGAGATTGAGCTCTCGCAGCGAATCGAAGCAGGTGACAGCAACGCACGTCGGATCATGATCGAGTCCAACCTTCGCCTGGCGATCTCAATCGCTAAGAAGTACCAGCGGAGCGGCTGCAACCTGGAGGATCTCATCCAGGAGTCGAACGTGGGCCTGATCAAGGCGGTTGATCGGTTCGACTGGCGCCGAGGTTTCAAGTTCAGCACCTACGCGTCCTGGTGGATCAAGCAGGCAGTCCGTCGTCACGTGACTGACTCGATGTCTGACGTTCGGATGCCTTCACACGCTGTGTCTCTGGCATACAAGATCTCCAACTTCATTCGTGATTATGAAGAGGAGTTCAACAACAAGCCTAGCAATGCTGAGATTGCAGAGATGCTGGGTGTCACCGAGGATGCAGTTACAGAGTCGCTCTACAACACTGGACTCACTTCGACGATCTCGCTCGATACACCTGTCTCTGATGACTCTGACCGCACGCTGATGGAGACGATCGTTGATGATCGGGGAACGCACATCGATGAGCTTCTTGACCGTGCCCGGGTCTTCGACATCGTCAAACGCTGCATGCACCTCTTGTCGCCGCGCGAGGAGCAAGTTCTTCGACTCCGCTTCGGCATCACTGACCTCGATGATCTCGACAACTATCCCAACGCCCTTCAGGCCTAATAGGAGCCAATAACACATGGCAATGCCCACTGGTCACAAGTCTGAGAATGGTTATTCCACTGTCGCCGAGATCGAAGGTGGTCTTGGTTACCGAGAGATCGCTGAAGCGATGTCTGCTCGAGGTCACAAGATGAATCACTCCACCGCACGAAACGTTCTCGTCTCGGCACTGTCGAAGCTCGCCGGCGGCGTTTGCACAGCATACGGTGCTGCACCAGATGAGGCGCAAGTGAAGCGCATCGCATCTGACCCGCGTTTCCAGTCGGGTCTGTATGAGATCCTCAATAAGTAGTCTCGAGGAGATAGCATGTCCATCACACTAAAATTCTTCATGATCAAACGCGGCTTCACACATGAGAAGCTGGCGTCTAAAGCGGGCGCACAAACTGTTGATGACGTATTGCGTTACGTTAGAGGTCTTGGAGTTGCACCCACAGAAAATGACGTCGCTGAGCTCGAAGGTTTCTTTGCAACTAAGACACGTGTCCTAGAAGCACCGGCAGAAGTTATCGAAGAAGTTGCATCTGCCGCCCCCACCGAAGAGCAGGTCAAGCCTAAGCGCAAGAAGAAGGCAGCACATGTTTAGCGGCTGGTATGACGACGAGCAGAAGGCCTCCTTCATTCAGGTGGGACGCACGGTGTTCATGGTCACCGCCGAGGAGTTCATGGACTTCTACGACATGATCGGAGAATTGCAGCAGGACATGCTGGAGGACCCAGAGCTTGAACTTGGAACTGTGACAGACGAAGACGGCAATGAGTACCAAGAATTTGTAATTAAGAAGAAAGACGAAGATTATAGCTAAAGGAGAACAAATAAAAAATGACTAAGGAAATCGTTCAAGAACTCATCGAGAAGATCACAAACATCGACAATGAGATTAAGCTCCTCCAGGAGGATCGCAAGGAGCTCCTCGAGGAGTACAAGGACAAGCTCGACATCAAGGCATTCAAGGCTGCGATGCGAATCATCAAGCTTCGAGAGAACGTTGATAGCTCTGAGCTTGACACGATCCTCGATGCACTGGAAAACAAGTAATGAGTGACACGATCCGTGTGACAAAGGTCGGCCACGACCGTGTAGTTAATCAGATCAATGATCTCAAGCGCGAGCACAATCAAGCGACGCAAGAGATGGCTGAGGCGCTTGAGGGTAAAAGCGTAGAGGAGAACGATGAGTACCTCCTTGCGAAGGTTCGAATGAATCAGCTTGAGACCAAGATTAGCTCTCTTTCTGCAGAGCTCAATCGATTCGAGATTGTTGAGCAGATCGACTTCACGGGCGTCGTCGACTTTGGGACCAGAGTGAATGTCACCAACCTTGACACGAACCAGACAAAGGACTACATCTTACTCAGCGAGTACGACTCGAATGTAAAGATGGGTATCATCAGCATTGACTCACCCATTGGAATAGGCCTAGCTGGTCGACGCGCCGGTGACTCGATTGAGATTGAGATGCCCAATGGATCTGTCGTCCCTTACGAGGTGAACAGTGTCGGTGTCAGCCACTTTGTCACTACATCGAACTCAAACACGTAGACAGCGCTACGATCTGAAGTCCAAGGCGGCGCAGCGGAGTAACATCTCTGTCTGCGCCGTCAACTTTGGATGTGATGAAAATTTAGGTTATCTGATCAGAGCTGCAGCTTGCTTTGGTGTCGATGCTGTACACGTGATTGGAAATGTTCCAGATCGCAAGTATCTCGTGCCTGTGTCGGGTAGCTTGATAGACTACGTCACGATCGTGCAGCACAGCAACCCACACGACTTTCTCGAGATGATGCGACAGCAAAATGTGTCTGTTGTCTCAGCAGAATTAGATGACAGCGCCGTCTCAATTCACAGCTACGAGTTCGACGCCACACGCGAAGTCTGCATCGCTGTGGGCAATGAGCACAGTGGTGTTCCCTCTGAGATCCTGCACAACAGCGACGTCGTCTACATTCCAATGCCCGGTGTTGGGTTCTGCTTGAACACTGCGCAGACCGCAAATATAATTCTCTTCGAGTTCAACCGCCAACAAAATGTGAGGAAGGCAAGTGAACATCTTTGTGCTGGATAAGGATCCTCGTCGTGCCGCTGAGTATCACTGCGACAAGCACGCCGTCAAGATGATACTCGAGAGTGCACAGATGCTGTGCACAGCGCACTGGCTCGGTTGGGCCCGCCTACTCAAGGCACCACCCATGAAGTCAAAGCAGCTTCAGCAGTGGCTCTATGACAATGTGCCCAAGGATCTCCAGCCGCCCTGGAAGATGACGCATGTCAATCACCCCTGTACGCAGTGGACACAGCAGGTGTGGGGCAACTACTTCTGGCACAGTCGATTGGGCCTTGCGCTCTGCGACGTCTACACAGAGCGCTATGGTAAGGTGCACAAGTCACATGAAGTGCACCGTTGGCTGAATCGACACATTCCTCCCACATTCGCGGCAACTGTGGAGAACCCAGTCGGTACGACGCAGTTTGCTGTCTGCATGCCCGATGATTGTAAAGTGCCTGACGACCCAGTTGAATCCTACCGCAGCTACTATCGCATGCACAAGGTAAAAATGGCTCGATGGGCATATAGCGAAAAACCCGTCTGGTTCAACCAGACCAAGCAGGAGACACTTTGAGCACAATTAATGTAGATACATGGGTCGAGTACTTTCCTTTCAAGGCACCTCGAGCAGAGCAGGTCGACGCGATTAATTTCATCCTCCGATCATTTCTCGAGGAAGGAAAGCGCTTCGTCATTGCCGACCTGGGCACTGGTGTGGGAAAGTCAGCGATCGCGGTGACAGTCGCGAGGTACCTGAATGCTCATTCACCGCCTGCTGGACCGGACGACGCTGCCCCAGGCGCGTGGTTCATGACGACCCAGAAGATCCTCCAGGAGCAGTACTGCGAAGACTTCGGAGCCCCATTGGGTGCCATGCGGTCGATCCGCTCTGCAACCAACTACACTTGCGACTTTCTCAAGAAGCACAACTGCAGTGAGGGCCAGCAGATGCTCCGCGGTGCAGACAAGAGCTCAAAGTTCTGGAAGGCGTGCATGTTCAGCTGCCGCTACAAGCAGGAGCGGAAGGCATTCCTTGAAGCACCCGAGTCGGTGACCAACTTCTCCTACGCCCTAACAGCAGCAAACTACGGCGACAAGATCCTAAAGCGGAACTTGCTCGTCCTCGACGAGTGTCACAACACTGAGACAGAGCTGGCGAAGTTCATCGAGATCTCGATCTCTGAGAAGGCAGCGAGTGCCGTGGGTCTTGATTGGCCCGACTTGAGCACTTACTTGCAGACTGTAAAGTGGATCCGCGACACGTATGTTCCCACTTCACGTGGCGTTCTGCGTGACATGGAGGCGGACCTCGAGCAGTACAAGGAGCTCGAGGGGCAGTCGAAGGAGTACGCTGATATGGCTCGCCGATACGAGATCCTCAATGGACACATTCAGAAGGTGGAGACGTTCCTCCAACTACAAGATCCTGACAACTGGGTGTTTGAGAACCTGCCATCGGTCGGCAAGAACACTGCCAAGATCACCTTCAAGCCGATCGACATCTCTCCCTTTGCTGAGCAGTACCTCTTCAGGCTGGGCAAGAGAGTCCTCCTGATGTCCGCAACAGTGATCAACTGTGACATCTACGCTGAGTCGCTGGGGCTACCCAAGGATCAGTACACTGCGATCTCGAAGCCCACTCCCTTCCCAGTCGAGAACCGCCCCATCTACTTCTCACCTGTCGGTCTGATGAGTGCTGATCACATTGATGCCTCATTACCTAAGCTGGCAGAAGCTGTGAAGGAGATCCTGAAGGAGCACAAGGGTCAGAAGGGAATCATCCACTCTCATAGCTACAAGATCACCAACTTCCTCCGGAAGAACATCCGTGACAAGCGCCTCATCTTCCACGACGCTGACGACCGTGAGGAGGCGCTCCGAAAGCATATGTCTTCGACTACAGCGACAGTCCTCGTCTCACCCAGCATGGCCGAAGGCGTTGACCTACGGGATGACCTGTCACGCTTCCAGATCATCATGAAGGTACCCTACCCTTCTCTAGGTGACAAGCTGGTCAAGAAGCGGATGCACCGCTGGTCGTGGTGGTACCCGATGCAGACGATTAAAACAATCGTGCAAGCAGTAGGAAGATCAATTAGAAATGAAAAGGATCAGGCAGTCACGTATATTTTAGATGCTGACTGGCAGCGCTTCTACAACAAGCATAGCAACATCTTTCCAGACAGCTTTAAACAAGCACTTAGGAAGTAGATGAGATTTTCACCTGTCTTTCATGCCATCATGGCAGCAACCAACGTCTTTCTGGCAATCAACAACTATAAGTTGGATCACATGTTAGACGTTGCCATGCACAGCATCTTTACTGTGAATTTCGTCGTCATGTTCCTTCTGACCAACAACGAGGCGAAGAATGCAGATGCAGATGATTGATCCCGCCTGGTGCTCAGGTGACGGCACACAGGTCACATGGGATGACGTCATGACAGATGTCCAATTTGCAGTCAAAGAGGGACACAGGATCTTTGTTGGCTGTGACAGCGTCAAGGAGCAGAAAGACTGCACTTTTGTGGTGACTGTCTGTATCTACAATCCAGGCGCAGGTGGAAGGTACTACTTCAAGCGGTTCAGAGAGCCTACCAAGACTTTCCCATCCCTCAGGATGAGGATCTTTCGAGAAGCGTCCGAAGCGATCGACGTCACACTGACGATCTTGAGCGTGATTCCAAACGCACCTGTTGAGATCCATCTCGACGTCAATCGTGACAAGAAGTATGCTACAGGAAGCTTCAGCGACCAAGTGGTTGGTTATGCAAAGTCGATCGGTGTGGACTGCAAGATCAAGCCTGACTCTTGGGCGTCATCTGGAATTGCAGATAAACACACACGTGCTCGTTTTACGAGAACACGCTTAAATCAGAAGATAGAAGACGACAACCTAACACAGAGCAAGTGAGATTTGACATGATGAACAAGTATGACATGGTTGACATCATCCTCCGTGAGGAGACGCTGGGTGGCAAGAAGATGGACCCAAGAGCTGTGCTCCTTGACTTGATTGACACGCTCGACGACCGCTCTGCTGAGCGGGGTCTGCGGACTGTGGCGAGGAACTGGGGCATCGCACTCAGTGCCGAACGAGACCGCAATGACGACTGACTCTAAACTAAAAGTCGTCAAGAAGAAGAAAGGGAGTGATGAGGACATCATCACAAAGATGACCAAACATGTCCAAAAGAAGTTTCCAAAGCGTGAGATCGAAGTGAAGATTACCTCGGATGACGGTGGTCGTGTCCTTGAAGTTCACGTTAATGAGGCTAAGCTTTCGAGAGCTGTCCGTGATTTTCTACCGCTCAATTGGGAAGGTTGGCGCACGGTAGTGATAAATAGATATGCAACATCAGGTGCTGAATGATTAAGTGTGGTGATAGGGTTTATCCCTACTTCAATATGGGACAGAAGGGACGTGTTGTCCAAGTCCAGCGGTCAAACGTGACGGCAAACACTGTAGGTGGAACTTTGTCTGCAGAGTTTCTGGCCGAAGTACTTCTCGATGATGGTAAGACTATAGTCATCCATCGAGTTCAAGACCTGATGCGCGAGGAGTGAGACGTGAGAGTCAAAGTTACTGATCAAGAACTAAGAGAGATCATTGGTGCGGCGCTTAATGAGGCAGGTGTTCTTCCAAAGGAGCCTGGCACTACAACTAAAGCACCTGCAGTTAGCGGATCTACACCTCAAGCAGGCAGTCAATCTGGCAAGACAGGCACGACACCGACAGCATCATCGCCGCCTGCTGGTCTCAAAAAAGCAGGCGGCGATGATCTCTATTCCCCGTTTGGGAGTCTTGTTGGCGTCGGTGGGAGTTTCACTCTAGATCCAGACTACTTGATCATAGCTGACAAGGTTCTCCAGCAAAACTGGCGGCAGAACTTTGATGCGCTTATGATTAGTGACATTAACTCTAATCCTACAAATACAACAGGAATTAAATTTCCTAATGTTAAGTTGACCGGAGCTGATCTAAACAAGGTCTTGCTAGCACTTATAACTGCAGCAATGCTTGGAAAGACATCGGACCTTGGTGGCAAAAAGTTTGAGCCGACTAAAGCAGCACCTTGCATCTTTATAACGGGCACGCCGAGTGCAATTACTGTCTACACAGCTAATAATACAACTGATAGTGTAAAGCTTACAATTACTACTACACTAACAACAGCAAACGGATCACCGACTTTTGCACCGCTTACTAGCACAGTCGTCAACAGCAAGAAAGATGTCTTAGCAGCAAAAATGACATCAAGTTCACATTTTGATGACACTGATCGCTGGTACTACGCTGATGATAATCTAGTTCAAGAAACTGTGAGGACGAATTTTGACCAAGCTAACGAAGGTCAAGTCAAGGCATCAAATGAAATTGCGCTTGCTATCGCCGAAGTTAATTCAGATGAATTTGACGACCGCTTCTTGCTACCGCTAATTCCAGATTCTTGGATGAAGTTTGAAAATGAAAATCCCTATAGCATGCTTTACATGGCATATTCTTACATGTATGAGGTAATGCAGCGGCACGGTGAACCCGGTGCCGTCGCGATGGCGTTAGAGTGGGCAATTTCATTTAGTCAGGCAGGATCTCTAGAAAGCGGTGATTACACGACATCAATTCAGGAGAGTCGTGCAAGAGCCAGTAGATTGCATACAACACCCGCACGCGTCATAATGTCTGAGAACGAGATCAGATCAGTAATCAGAGCAGCTCTGACAAAGAGGCGTGAATCCCTAAGAGAAGGCGTCCCAGAAGTTAAACCTACAATTATGCAAAGGCTTTCTAGTCCAGGCAAGCTCAGTGGGAAGTCATATAGCGAAGCATACGAAGAAGGTAGGTCCATTGTAAAGTCTCGTCTTTACAACAGCAGTGCAGTCACAACAAGCCCAGCGGATGTAGAAAAGATTAGAACAACGATTGAAAACACACTTAAGCGCGTCAAAGCAACTGAGAACGTGTCGAGTACATTCAAACGACTAGAGAGCAATTTGGAGACAGCTGCTGTACAAGGAGTTGCCAAAGAAATTTTTGAAAATTCTACAATTCGCGAGGCAGTTGTCAACGCAGTCCTACCAACAGCATCTATACCCGAGAAGGTGGCGCTAGATCTTCTTTTAAGAATACACGCTGGAAGCACGGATGCAGCAAGATTTGACAGTGTACCTGTTCGACAAGCGCTCGATTACCTTGAGGAACTTCGTGCAGGTAATGTAGTTCCTGTTGCGGCATACGGTGATTTAAGTAAAATACCTGCAGAGCAATTAGCGAAAGCTGTCGATAGAATATCAATTCTAGAAAACCTAGGCAGCCCAAGAGCTTTAACTGCTATTAACACTCTCCCAGAGATACGCGCAGCATCAAATGTACAAATTGGTCAAGCACTAGACACGTTCAACAAAACTTTAAATTCACCGATTGCAGTCATAAAACACAATCCGGCACTTCCAAGGCCATTTGTATTTGAGCTTCTTGATCCTTATAGGACAAATTACGCACGCTACAATGTAGAGAATGCTACAGCTCGGACACGCATTGCTGATCTTCAAAGAGAGATTAACGACACACCAGGAATGTCAGATCTTGATAAGCGCGCAAAACTCACAGAAATAGACACTAAAAAAGCTGTTATTCAAGCTAATCAAGCAAAAATTGATGAGATCAAAACTAACACAGAGTTTTTTAGAACAGTCGCAGATGACTTGAATGATGGTGGTGTCACATCTGCTGTGTCCGAGGCAGCTGTCTCGTCACATGTTAGACGAGCCGTCCAGGACGCAAAAGTCATCCAAAAATCTGGAGCCACAGCATTTGTGCAGCTCAATAAATTAGGTGTTGTAAAACCTAGGACAGGACCTATCAGATTAGCTGCCGAGATTTATTCCATCAGCGCTTCTGGAAGATTGACAGATGAATTTTATGCCACTCTTACACCTAGAACATCAAGGTGGTTTAGATGGTTAGCAGAAGGAGGCCCTGCTATAATTAATCCTACAAAGCGAGCACTAACTGCGGCTGTTAATTACGCAAAGCCTGGCGCGTACGGCGAGTTGGCAATGACTGGTGAAGCGATGCGGTACGCTGCTGAAACTTTTGATAATGCTGCTGTTAGAGGTATCTTAAAGACACTCGGATTAGCCATGGAGGTGGGGGGTGAGACAAAGGCAGTGAACAACCTTCTTACACTTGGTATTGCATTTGCATTATGGTTTAGCACGCCCATTGCAGGTTCGACGAAAGGTGACTTTTGGGAAAAGTTCTTCGATAGAGTTGCTGAGAGTGCAAGTGAGTACGTCCCCGGGCGACCCGATCCTGACCCGTTCGTAGAGGCTATAATGATTTCTCTGGCAGACTGGGCTACAGGAGTCGATGAAAATGATTTTGCAACAGGAATGTACTACTTGAATAGAGGTGATCTTAGCTCGGGAATCATTAAAGACCTCCAGTATAGACTTGCAGCAGCTAATAAGGATTATTTTCCAGATTTAACCAGCTTCTTTACTATAAAGGGAGATGCTAACGCAGCATCGTATACACAGCTCTTAGGCGATGTTACTGATCTTGTAGCAGCAGCTAGAACAGAAACACTAACCGCAGGTGAAGTTCCTGCTGGGATTCAAGAAAAGGCAGCGTCGTTAGCGGCTGCTGCAAATGCAATAGGATCGGGTGATGCTCCTGCGTATAGAGCGAGATTAAACAAAGCTGCGAAAGACTTAATTCAAGAAATGTTGAATTGCTTTACTTCAGCCTTGACGTCTGGCTCAAAGTTCAAGTTACCTGTGCCTCCTGCTAGTTTTAGCGTACTCGACGAGTCAAGAAAAATTTTAGTACCTATTGAGATCACAAAAGACTCACAGGAAGGAAGTCCTTTTATCAATTTCTTTAATTTTTGCATGTCGCTTGATCCTGACTACGTTGACAGCGCAGTTGCAGCTATTGCACCAGGATCTGGTCAACTTGGTGCAGAAAAGCCAGGTCTTGGTAGATCTGAAAGATTAAGTCAAATGATGTCTATAATTTCAAATCTTAGTGCCAATCAGGCGCCTGTCAATCCTGTGATTCCAGACGAAAATCTTGGACAACAACCGCTACCCTGACAGTAAAGATTGACTTATCATGTCTACATCGTCACATGCGTAGACGGCTCGCTCTACACCGGCATCACAACCGACGTAGAGCGACGTCTCCATGAGCACAATTGCACAACCCGAGGTGCAAAATACACACGGTCCCGACGACCTGTTCAGCTCGCAGCATGCTGGCCAGCAGCTGATAGATCTACTGCGCTCCGTGAGGAAGCGAGGATCAAGCGTCTGACGAGAAAGCAGAAGTTGGAGCTGATACATACCTTCATCGAGGAAAGCAAAAATTGAGAAAGGTGTATGATGGTCCCGCTCTGCCACTGTGGACCCTAGTTGAAGTTGAGACTTACTGTGGTGTGAAGATCAAGTGTGAGATCGTTGAAGTGCGTCGCCTCTCATCGGGTGTGGCTTACACGGTCAAGCCACGTGAGAACAAGGAAGAAGAGCTCCGGAAGGCAGGCGTGCCCAAAGGTGACTGGCAGTCATATTTCACGGCATTTGACTGGCAGATTAAGTCGGAGCAGCCAACGCTACCTGTGCAGAAGACCAAGCAACCCCAGACTCAAGTCATCCGACGGTCTCCACGCAAGGGTGAAGGATACGTATCTACATGATGCACGACACACCACGTATGACAGGTCAGGGCTTCGTCGTCATGGACATCTACGGTCCAGAGACAGACGGCAAGCTCTACAACTACATGTTCTCTCAGATCTGCTACATGAGAGCGATCCACCTCTGGTTCCATGGGGCACACCACATCACTCGCGGTGTCTCTTTCTCAGGCGATCACTCCTTCCTGTACGACAAGATCTACACAGGTGTGGATGAAGCGATTGACGGTGTGATCGAGAAGGCGATCGGGCTCTGCGGTGCAGACATCGCATGCCCAAGCCACATCGCGACTGGCGCAGCGCAGGTAATCTGCGCGTACCCATCTCCTAACAAGCTGAACTCTGCTGGCATCGCTGCCGCTGGCATGGCGATCATCAAGGACTTCATCGAGTTCCTCGAGTGCATGAAGAGCGACCTGGATGAGTGTGGATCAATGACACTGGGTCTTGAGGACCAGATCGGTGGTATAGCCAACGACCACGAGGGCTACTACTACCTGCTCAAGCAGCGGGCTTGCGACGACCTCTCTGGTTGATGTAAACATAGCTGGGTGCTTTGTATGATGCTTCTATGAAGCACATCTATAAAGATCCTTATGATCTCATCAAGCAACAGGACGTAAAGGGATGTGTGGTCACTAGTGGAGGATTTGATCCGATGCATGTGGGCCACCTTCGCTGTTTGCAGGAGAGCGCAATTGTCGCATCAGCCCACAAGCTTCCCCTTGTCGTGATCGTCAACGGTGACGGATTCCTTCAGCGCAAGAAGGGATTCGCTTTCATGCCTCACGACGAGAGGATGGAGATCATCGCAGGTGTCCGTGGAGTCGACTATGTTGTAGGTTGGGATGACGGTAGCCAGACAGTGACTGGAGCGTTAGGTGTCCTCCACCCGCTAATCTTCACCAAGGGCGGTGATCGTGACAGCGCGCAGAACGTGCCTGAGTTCATTCTGTGTCAGGAGATCGGCTGCCACGTCTACTTCGGCATCGGCGGTGGCAAGATCCAGTCGTCATCTGATCTAGTTAAAGCTGTGAGAGGAGGTTAAGATGCGTCTTGTGAAGAAGCCTTGGGGGCATGAGGAGATCTGGGCCGAGACTGACAAATACTGTGGCAAGATCCTGTACATTCAGGCGGGTCACCGTCTCAGTCTTCAGTACCATGAGCGGAAGATGGAGACAATCCGTGTCATGCAGGGGACACTGCATCTCACACTCCAGGAGAAGAACGGCATCATCTTTGACAAGAAGCTGCAGGCTGGTGAGTCGTTTCACGTTGCTCCGCTGACTGTCCATCGTTTCGGTGCAGGTGAGCACGACGTTGTGATCGTCGAAGTATCCACGACAGAACTTGATGATGTCGTCAGACTTCAGGATGACTACAAGCGGTGATACTTTTCTAACATAGCACGTATGATGCTAACATGAAGGAAGGTATCTCATGGCTAAGAAGAGTAGAGTGCAGGCTGCACCGGAGGTGTCAGCAGGCGTAGTCATCTTACGTAACGATGATAAGAAGGGTTGGTGCTTCTTGGCATTGAAAGTGTATGGTCGATTTGACATCTGCAAGGGACACGTTGACATGCAGGATGCTGACGTGGATAATCCGGCAGGCTCGATCGGTCAGATCATGAACACAGCAGTTCGAGAAGCGCGTGAGGAGTGCGGCTACGCTCTCACATTTGATCCAAATGCAACGCTATCGTCAGATGAGCGCATTGCCAGGCTGTCCTGGGGGAACGAGCACTATGTCTGCAGGAACTTCAACAAGGATGGCTCTCCCAAGAAGGACGTCATCTTGTTCGCTGCAGAGACACAGTGCGCCAACTTTAAGATTGGCGTCAACGACAAGGGAATTCGAGAGCACGACGACGGTGTCTGGGTTCCTATCGACGACATTGATCGGGTTCCACTTCACAACTACTTGAAGCCCGGTGTCAGGTGGGCAGTGGAGACGATGCAGATCGGTATCAAGTCACATGAACTTATCGAGCGGCTTCAGGAGCTCGCGGAGGATTAATTGCCTCGTGGAAAGTACAGGTCTCTTGTTAGGTTAGTCTCACGAAATATTATGCACACGCTGGTCGGAAGCGTTGACCAGCGGCGGTTTAAGACAACTCTCCCCGCGCCCGGTTACTATTATCTTTGGGACCGCGCGCGGGGAGAAATCCCACGAAATCCTGCGACAGCAATTGGATTTGACGTAAATCTAAAAGTTGTGCGCAGGAAGCGCAAAGGTTATGACGTCTTCGCGTCTGTCTGGGCAGATGACACTGGAAATAGTCACATTGAAGTTGAGATCCACCACAATCCCAACCGAAAGGATCACCTGTCGGACATGTACTATGAGTTGTGTGGCAGCATTAGACACGAGATTGAGCACATCTCTGATGAGGGCGCGTTGGCAGGTCTGGCGCCACCACAACGCAATTTAGTCCCCCATGTTCCAAAGTGGGGAAAGATAGTGCACACTCTGAACTTACGCGCTAAGGTGTTCAGTGAATGCTACGATTCTCTAGACTCGTGGGGGCGTGAGGAAGTCGACCGCTTAAATCGGTCAATTGATGGTAATATCTTCAGCTATTTGACATGCTACGAGGAAGTGGGCCCAATCACGCAAGGTATATACTACGAGGCGAAGAAACGTCGCTGCACCGTCGATGAGGTCCTTGTTAGATACCTCGATCATCTCCAGGCGGCGAATGCATTGAACGAAGCAGAGTACGATGAGGCCTACAATCACCTGATAGCATGGACTAAGTTGACGTTGCCGAGTGCACGCACTTTTGACTGACCTATTTATAGTCAGGAGGTATGCATGCTCATTAGCTCAATTAAGCCGCAGCAATTCGTTTTCGGTGTCCCAGGTGACACACAGAACTCTCGGTCGTGCATGCTCTCCCAAGCATGCGCATCACACTGATGTGGGGTGTGTCATGGAAAAGAGTGCAATACTGGAGCAGCGTCTGCTCTGGGCGTCTGTATTCGCTGAGAACGTCCTGATCAGCTACGCCACCTACATCTTCTGCTGTGACTTCGTCGCTACTAAGCGTGTGACTCGATCTGACTACGATCGCCTAGGTGACCTAAGCATCGACGAGTGACCCGTGCAACCACGATAAACTGTGTTATAATGTAGTCGAGGTGGCGATGAACTGGAAGCATGAAGGTAGTTTTGAGAGCGGTATCACGATCTGGACACTGGCAACTGCAACTGACAGGTACGAAGATGTGACGATTCACACGTTCGGTCAGACTGAAGGCTTCACACTGACGCTTGGACCACACCAGGCGTCCCGATTCAAGACACTCGAGGATGCGCAGGCTTGCGCAGCTGCAATCCTCACAGATCAACCCAAGAAGAGGAAGAAGAATGCCTGAGACCTGGATTACGTCAGACCTGCATCTGTTCCACAAGAACATCATTGTCTATTGCGGTCGACCACACGCTGACGAGTACGAGATGAACGACGACATCGTCCGCGCATGGAACAGCACTGTGGCTGACGCAGACCGTGTGATCCTGGTCGGTGATCTCTCTGCGGGTGTGATGGGTCGCTATGAGGCGCTCGGCGCCCTGATCATGCGTCTACGTGGGCACAAGACCCTGATCCGAGGAAACCACGACCACCAGACTGACGGCTGGTACAAGGCAGCAGGCTTCGCCGACGTCCATGATTGGCTCATAGTCGGTGACAAGCTGTTCATCCACAAGCCTGCTACCAGCATGAACACTGACGTGATCAACCTCGTGGAGCAGATCAAGCCAAAGCTCGTCATCCACGGTCACATCCATGATGATCGACCCAACATTCCAGGTCATTTCAACGTCGCCTGGGATCGACATAAGCGTCTAATCAAGATGTCAGAAGTTGATACACTGACCTGACAGTGTGTATATTTTGATGTGGTAGAACAGAAACAAACAGGACGCAGACGCCTAAAAGTCGGTGATCTTGTGGAACACATCAACAGCCAACACGAAGATCACGGCAAGATCGGCATAGTGACAAGGCTCTCGGAAGCCAATCAGACAATGAGAATTGCCTTTGTTCTACTTGAAGGTGTCGAGCGTGTCTGGTTCATGGGTGACTTTGTGAAACTGAAAGGAGATGAGAATAATGAAACCGACTGAGATGGAAGAGAAGTTTCACGAGTTTGCTGTTCCTCGTCTAGCTCTGGCAATCAAGGATCATGGATATGATCCACGTTTCACGTTCAAGGAAGGGCGCGAGTGGCACCGCATACATCACCAGACAGGTGGGCTAGCATGCAACCACGTCAAGATGTGGTGCACTTTTCTGACGGTGAAGGAAGATCTTTTGCCGCTTCTTGACGAGATCAATGACAAGTGGCTTGACTCGAACATAGGTGTGTTCGGTGTTCGTCTTGACGAGGTGCTCACCTACCGTGCTTTTATCAACAAGAATCTAGGCGCTGATTGTGATAAAAGTTACGCAGACTTCGAGGAAGCAATCTATCCGCTCGACTGCAGCGTGCAGCTAATCCGCGCACTGTGTGAGGATGTGTTACCAGACGACCTTGACGAGCTGCTACACTTTGAAAATGATTTCAGCAGAACGCTAGGTTTTGTCAATAGATGGAAACTTTATATTCTTGGAGAGAATTGTGACTAAACGAATTGAAGATCAGCCTGCGCCTCGTGGAGACGGCACCCCTGTTTGGGATCTAGTCATCTCTGACATGAAGGAGCGAGATGCGCTGGGCAGGCAGCGATACGGCACACCCTTAAGAACCCATAACGGTCGTGATGCTCTTGTCGATGCCTATCAAGAGATCCTTGATCTTGCTGTCTATGTCCGTCAAGAGCTCGAAGAGCGACGCTCGATCCACGAGATCTGCGACCAGGTAGCACTGATCCCTGGCGCGGAGGATTGCACACCTCAAAACATCTTAACGACTGTCGCAGATGTTGAAGAGAGAGTCCTAACGCTAGAAGCAGCCAACAAGGATCTCAGAAAGAAGTTGGCAGCTCTTCAGAATGAGCCATCCTACGATGCGGGTTTTAGGCGCGGCTGTCAGGCATCACTAGAGCTAGTGGAGAAGATACAGGGCAAGCACGTCAGCAATGAGTTGCTAGAGCGTGCAATGAATCTACGGAGTGATCTAAGTGGACACCAAGACTGATGAGATCAGGGAAGGTGATCTTGTCCGCGTCTGGGAGACCCGTGAGGGTGTAGTTGTGGGTCGTTACGGTGATGGATACTACGAGGTTCTTGTAAAGCTACCTCAAGGTAAATCTCTTGTCAGAGCATGTCGGGAGCAAGACCTTGCGCTTGTGCAGCACCCAGCTGTTGATGAGTGATAGTTATCTGCATGGTACGCAGATACATCATCAATGAGATTAGAAAGGTCATCCTCAACGAGAAGGTGAAGGAAGACAAGAAGGACGGCGACTCCTGTCCTAGGGCAACACAAGACGCCGTCCTCAACACAAAGAACCGTAACAAAGCGATCAAGAAGCTAGGTTACGGTCCTGCCAACCCTGCAAAGCCTGGTGACTTCTGGGAAGAGAAAGCTGAGATGTGGGATGACATTCCCGTCTCTGAGGCGAAGTCGATGATTTGTGGAAATTGTGCAGCATTTGACATTTCTCCAAAGACTCTCAATTGCATTGAGAAGGGTCTTGAAGGCGGCGATCCCAGTGAGAAGGGATGGGACACGATCAAGGCAGGAAAGCTTGGCTACTGCAAGATGCACCACTTTAAGTGCGCCTCAAAGAGGACATGTGACACTTGGGTCACAGGCGGACCGATCAAGAAGTGATGGGATACTTATTGGCAGGAGGCACACATGCCAGTAAGCGATTCTCAGAAGAAAGTGATCGATTCAGTCCTGTCGATCTTTGAGACAGGTAAAGTTCCTACACCCAGCGCGTATTCAACATGTGCAATTTTGACAGATGGCGCAGGTATCAGCTATGGTAAGCACCAATCAACCGACAGGTCGGGTTCTCTTGACAAGATCGTCGACCTGTACATCGCCAAGGGCGGTAAGTATGGTGAGGAACTCAAGCAGTTCGTCCCAAAGCTTGCGCTGAATGAGACTGCGAAGCTGGACCCTAAGAACGTTCCGTCCTGGGCGAAGTACCTGATGGGTGTCCTGAAAGAAGCCGGTAAGGACCCTGTCATGCAAGCTGCTCAAGACGAGGTGTTTGATGCCAACTATTGGGTGCCTGCGATGGGTCATGTCCAGCGTATCGGCTTGCAGACCGGGCTTGGCGCACTCGTTGTCTATGACACATGTATCCACAGTGGCAGCGGCGGGGTGGCAATCATCCGTGCTCGATTCGCAGAACCTGCACCCTGTAATGGCGGCGATGAGAAGGCTTGGGTCCTTGCCTACATCAAGGCACGTAGAGAGTGGCTTGCAGCCAACAAGAATCCACTTGTTCAGCGGACAGTGTACCGCATGGACTCCTTCAACGAAATTGCGCGGTCAGGCAATTGGGAGCTAAATACACCGCTCACAGTCCGCGGTGTCAAGATTGTGTGAGATAGATATTCTTGGGAGGCAGACATGGCACTAACACCAGACGAATTGATCGACATCGCGCCCGAGGCGATCGATCTTGTAAAGGCAATTTCAGAAGCACTCAAGAAGGACGCAGACGGTAAGGTCCGCGTGACACGTGAGGAAGCCCGAGTGATCCGCACAAAGGTCTTCAAGCTCGCAGTTGAAGTTGCACAGCACGCTATCGACTAAAACGCTCTAACACGTGCGAACCCGTCGCCACGATCTATAATGATCGTGGCGACACTTTTAGGAGGCGAGCATGAGATTCGTAGCCGACACAGCACTCAAGACCTTCCTCATCATCTTCTTCTACTATCTGATTAGTGGGCTCCTCGGCTTCATCAAATGACGTCGGCAAAGAACCGCTACACACCCGGAACACTGTACGAAGTGTTTGACCAACGCGGATCGTCAAGTGGCCTTTGTATCTTCATAGAGATCATCGAGCCTGGCACACTCACACTATATGAAGTCGTCAGGCCGATGCACTGGCACGTCAAAGTTCTGCACAAGAGCAAGATCGAACTCTATGACACATCAGTGTGGACGCTTATAGAAGTGTGCAACGACTAATTTGTCACTGGTCCTCGAACCAGGTGAGAGCGCAGGCGACGATGTCTGCAGCAGTGGCATCTCCTGCTTGCGCAGTCACCGTCAATGACTCTCCCACCGACAGGAAGAAGTTATCACCCTTCAGGTCAATGTTGATCGAGCTTTGGAATCCAACAACGTATGTCGCTACCAGCGTGTTCTGGTTCGAAGTGAAACCTGTTGCACCTGTATCGTAGGCTGCGGTGGACTGCAACTCATTCACGTACGTCCAGTTGACTGGTCCGCTCAGTCGCAGGTTCTTGTAGACCCTGATTGTCATGTACTTGGACCCGGCTGCCGCGCCGGCTGCTACGGTGACTGACAGCGTGCTGAGGTCTAACTCAGAGTATCCAACATCATTGTTGAACACCCTGTTAGACCTGACAGATAGTATCGGAAGCTCGGGTACGTTATCTACGGTGGTCTTCACCCCAGCAGCCGAGAATGCGGGACCGATGTTCTTGACAACCTCGCCCTCACAGAAGATCGCTCCCGATGACCCGGTCATGTGGGTCCCTATCGTCGACCCCGCATTCGCCACCGCCCATATTCCGGAGACATGCGGGTCCTTGAGAACAGGCGTGAGGCGAACATTCGCATTCTCAATCATGTGACATGCCTGGAACTGCCCTGTCTGTGAGTCCTCGATCGCGAATCGCGCATTGCCGAATCCGAGGTACTGGAATCCGACCTGGTAGACATTGCCTTTTGCTGTATCGAGGGAGAACCGGCTCGGCCCGTTACCGTCCATCGTGTCGATGTTCCACGCAGACTGTGAGACGAAGGTCGCATTTGCAAATGCACCTGCTTTGAACTGCGTGAATGATGTCACACCGAGCCCTGTGCCCGTCGCGCTGTAGTCCCCTGATCTCGGTCCCGTTCGAAGGGCGATGAAGTAGACTATACCGTCATACGACTCCGCGACCCATCCGCCACCGACGTTTGTCCAGTCCTGCTGTGAGATCTCCCACGCCGTCTGGTTGGTGCTTGAACCACCTGCGATCGTGTAGGCCTTCGCCTGACCGTTCAATGTGATTGTGACGCTTGTCGAGCTCGCGACTCCTGCCGACAGGACGAGCTTCCGCACCTCCCTTTGACCGTCGGGGAAGTGGTGGATCCCAAAGCTCGTCCCCTGGTACCCAAAGTAATAGCCGCACTCGACATTACCGAATCCCAGCAGCTGGTAGGTGTCCGCGACCGGAGGACCGAAGATTGCCGTTCCCCTGAAGAGAGAGCCTTGTCCTGCACGATAGGAGAGGCCCCTCCTCATCTGGACCGAGGCTGACCCTGTGGTCGCGGTTCCTGACTTGACGAAGGCGCTTCCACTGGAGGCTGTCACCGTGGCTCCGTCACCGATCGAGCGACTCAGGAAGGTGGTGGGGTTCAGCCCTTTGGCAAATGTTGCCTGGGATGCTGGAGTGAGCTGCGCGACGAGTGACTCACCGAACTGTGAGGTCTGCGAGGCGTTTGCCGTGTTGGTTCCGCCTGCTCCTTGACCGCCCGTTCTCGCGATAGATGAGAATCCCGACATAAACAAACTCCATTTATATGATAAGTATATCTAAGAGGTACGAATGGGTCTCAGTTATCCTATTATCAATGAAGGCTATGTGCCTGCATACCAGGCGTCATCAGTGCCCTACATTACCTCCTCAATAATCTCCGTCGGTCAGGTGCACACGATCACATTTCCACAGGTCACACGTTTCTTCAACGTCCAGAATGTGGGTACAGTGACGACAGATGAGATTGCAGTCGCGGTAACCCAGCGCGGTCTATCTTCGACAGTTGGCAACTACTTCACTCTAGGTCAGGGTGTATCATTTCGTGATGAGCTGCGAACAGTGCAGCTCTTCATCTCCTGTAGCAGCGGAACAAGCGTCCGATACCAGATCATTGCAGGTCTGACAAACATTCCATCCTCACAGTTCCTGCTCATAACTGGATCAAATGGTCATGCCGGCGTAGGCTAAGACTTGTAAATAATACACTCCTAGACTATTATTGCGCTAGGAGATTAAATGAAGTTCCTTAAGCACGGCAACGCCTGGTCCCTCACCCCCAACGCACGGATGGATGTGCGAGACTCGTTGCCCGCAGGCAACTACACCGTCTGCAAGAATCCTCTCACTGGCGAGTACTTCCTGGAGGAGAGCGAGAACTTCACTCTACCCATCAAGCTCTACGGCAAGACTGAGCGCCACGGAGAGCGGATCCTCAGCACCTTCAAGGCTCGTCAGATGGGCACACAGGTGGGTGTCTTTCTCAGCGGCACGAAGGGGTCAGGAAAGACTCTCCTCGCGAAGTATATCGCAATCCAGTCGGGTCTTCCAATCATCATCGTCAATACACCCTACACGGACGAGCGCTTCATGCGCACCATCCAGGGCATCGAGCAGCCGGCCGTCGTCCTGTTCGATGAGTTCGAGAAGCTATACAACCAGGAAGATCAGGAGTCGATCCTCACCCTGTTCGATGGCGTTTACACGGCACAGAACAAGATCATGATCATCACCTGCAACGACAAGTGGGCAGTCCGTGAGTTCTTTCACAACCGGCCATCTCGCCTCCGTTACTCGATCAACTTCGAAGGCCTCACCGCGGAGTTCGTGGAGGAGTACTGTGATGACCAGCTGCAGGACCGCAAGTACCTGAAGAGCATCCTCACGCTGCTTGGAACAACTGACGAGTTCAACTTCGACATGCTGCAGACGCTGGTCGATGAGCTCAACCGCTGGGGCGGCGACTTCGAGGAGACGCTTGAGATCCTCAATGTGAAGCCCATCGCAACGGCCCGGTCCAAGTGGACACTCAGTGTCACGACTCCCGATGAGCCCAGTGCCAAGTGGAAGTTCTCCTATGGAGAGACACAGAGCCGAAATCCACTCATGACCATGCAGGTCGGCAGGCACGGTCATGGTTGTCTCGAGGTGGGAGTCAAGCAGATCGGTGATGATGAGGATGACGACCACGAGGAGATCGATCTTCCGCTCCGCAGTGAGCACCTCTACAAGGTCGATCCCACGAGTGGAACGATGGTCCTCAAGATGTCGCAGCGAGGTCACAACTTCGTGGTCACCATCAAGGAGGAGAAGCTGGGCAATGGCTGGGGCTTCTTCGACCGGGATGCATTCTGATGGGAAAGATGGTGACACACGCGATCACCGTCAAAGGGATCGTCTACGGAACGATGCACGTCACATGCACAGAGGACGAGCACCGTCCTGAGAAGCTGGGTGACGAGGTCGATTGGGATTGGGATAGCGTCGAGATGGTTGAAGTCGTCGACAGTGAGATCATTGATGGGTGGGAAGAAGCGGCTGAGTAGGGGTACCTAAAATGAAAGCAGGCGACATCGTCAAGTTGTCCAGCTGGATGGGTCAAACTATCAAGCTGGTCCCAGAGATTGATGCCCCGAACACGCTTGGTGACGTTGAGTACCCACCGGGGACGATCGTCCTGATCCTGGAAGTACTCAATGCCCACAAGGACGACGGTCCAGGTATGGACTCCTACATGCGTGTCCTTGTCGGTGGAAAGACCGGTTACGTCTGGGCCTATGAGTGCGAGGAGATCAAGTGAACGTGGGTGACCTGGTCAGGTTCTGGACACCTGCGGTCCCAAAAGGAATGCAGCACAATGGGATCATCATAAAGGTGACACACGAGAATGTGGGTGGTCTAAAGATGGGTAGCATGTACCATGTGCTCACATCCCGCGGAAACATTATGACAATGACTGTGGGCGGCCTGGAGCTCGTGTCACCCGTGCAAGACGACTCGAATGTGGTATGATGTAGAGACGAGGAGACGCGATGAAACCCGGTGACCTTGTGCAATACACACTGCGTCGGCGCAATTCGACTGTCCCCTATCCAATCGGGATCTTGCTTGAGATTCGTCCCAAGGAGTATCCACTCGCTCGGGAACGTGAGCTTGACTATATTATTCTGGTCGGCGGTGAGACACGAACCACGACACGACGCAATCTAAAGCCGCTTGAGGAAACACAATGAAGATCTGGCACATCTCAGACACTCACATGAACCACGACCAGCTCGTCATTCCCGATGGGATCGACATGGTGATCCACAGCGGTGATGCCTCCAACTGGCGGGACCCGTATCGTAACGAGTCGGAACTCCGTGCCTTCATCGACTGGTTTGCCACGCTCCCGATTCCCCACAAGGTCTTCGTCCCAGGAAACCACGATACATCTCTGGAGAAGGGACTCATCACCCGTGACCTGATCGAGCACCGGAAGATCCACCTCCTCATCAACGAGGAGAAGACGATCGAGAGACTGCGGATCTGGGGCAGCCCATTCACGCCACGCTACGGTGACTGGTCCTACATGAAGGACCGCGGGACGATCAACCGGCTCTGGGATGAGATTCCTGAGGGGCTCGACATCCTGATCACGCACGGCCCACCCTACGGTGTCCTCGATGCCACCTATGCCCAGCACAACAAGGTGGAGCTCGTGGGCTGCAGTGCGCTCCGGAAGCGTGTCGTCAAGGTCCCACCCCGGTTCATGCTCTTCGGGCATGTCCACTCGACTGATGACATCCGCAATGCAGGAACGCGGACGGTGTCTGGTATGCTCACGATCTTCAGCAACGGGTCCTGCTGTGACGACGGTCGAATGGGCGTGGTCACGAGCCACGGGAACGTGCTGGAGATCTGAGTGATCGATCACGTGCAACCCGACCCGTCATAGGGTATAATGTTACCATGGTCAAGAAAGGCTACACCGCAGTTCCCAAGGGCTCTCGCGCAATCGCGTGGGTAACCCGGCGTTGCAACAGGCACAGGGTGGAAATCCCGCGTGGGACAAGTGGTGTAGTAACGGGCAAGAGTAGCGCCCGTGATTACAACTGGACCAGAGCTGACATCGACGGTGTGGTCCACACACTCCATCCTTGGGATTGGGACTTTACGCCCGTCAGGGTAGGCGAGCTTCGCCGTTGGAAGGATGGACGGGCCGGAACATTCTTGGTTGTCAGTATCGAATCACTGTCATCTTGCCATTGTCTCGGCGACGGCAATATTTTTGGGACGACCTGCAGGTACCTCGAGGACCTCACGGAGCTGATCAGTGAAGCCCGGTGATCTTGCCCGTCTCAAGGATATCGGCATCCACAGCGGAGAGATTGTGATGATAGTCAAGGTGCATCCCTGGCGTGATACTCCAAATGCCTTCGGTTCGTGGGCGACAGTTGACTTCATGTTCGACGGACAGGTCATTGAAGAATGTGACTCGAGCTTCCTGGAGGTGATCGATGAACCTGGGTGATCTTGTCAAGCTCGACATTCCCGACCAGCGTGCCCACGGAAAGATCGGCATTGTCGTGGGCAAGGAGCTAAACGCCACCTACGACTGGCTGCGGGACCACATGGGTCAACCTGTCAAATCATTCACCTACGAGGTCATGGTCGGAACCGAAGTCTGGCGAGTGGGCTATAATGAACTCTTAGGTGAAGAGGAGTGGAACGATGAAACGGGGTGACATTGTCTTCTTTGAGCCCGTGCAAGAGTACTTGAGCATGGTAAGATATAAAACGAGGTTAAACCTAAAATAAAACCTCTAAAAGAAAACTGAGCTTAGGTCTCGCATCAAACAAAAAAGGATATTAATATGTTTCTTGCACTCCTAGTACAAGCTGCTATTGCTGGTACCGTTTGTAATGATGGAACAGTAAGTGAATCATCTGGCCGCGGAACTTGCTCACATCATGGGGGTGTTGCGGGTATTGTACCAGAACAGACACATATCAATTTTGATGATCTTCGCATTCAAGCACGTGCATCAATTCCCGATCTACACGCTTTCTTTGAACGAGGCGACACGTCAAATTTGACTGCTCACACGTATGATGAGCTTGTTGAAAGGTTAATAAGCGTTGAAGATTTGGATTTTATTAATACACTTCCTTTTGTTGACATTGAGATTGCGTTGGCAATAACAGGAAAACGCATGCTAAAGGTTGGCAAATATGAACTTGCCGTTATGAATAAAGACTCTAATTCACTTCAGCGCTATCACATGCTAGTCATAAGACACAAAGGAGATACGCTTATGATTAGAGATCCTTCAACAACGTATTGGGGTTCAGGATCAGGATTTTCAGGAGGCTTTGGAGGAGGTGCTGGATCTGGTGGTTTTTCTGGTCGCGGGGGCGGTGCACACTTTCCCTTTATTACCGAGGCTTGGCGACTTGATCTAGAAAATCCTTCTCGCTTACCTGGAGTAGCTGCGCAAGACATTATGGAGAGAGAATTCAAGAGAATGCATCCAATGTTTAAACCCAACTATTGTCCTGCAAATCAAGCTGATTATTGTGCTGGTGGAGCATTACCAGATGTAACAATTTATCCTCTTGATGAATCTATTCTCAAAAACAAGAACGAAGAAGTCTTTCTTGTCACAAATTATGAGTCTGATCGCACACAGCTTTCTAACGTTTTTGTAGGTTATATGAAGCTTATTGAGGCTGCACAAGACTGGGGATCTAGGAGCCTTTTAAGCGAGAATTGGAATCTCATAGAGCCGATTGAAAAAGAAAAAGACATTTGTGCCTGGGGTCCTGGTCGATGCGCAGATAGAAAAGAACCCGGTGAGTGGGATGATTTCTCGATGTGATTTACTAATGAAACCCGGTGACATCGTCCGTTTCAAGGAAGGCACGCCCATCTTCAAGCGTCAGGGTGAGACACTCGCGCTCATCACTCGGGTCGTTCCCCTGGATGAAGGAAGAACAACTTACCTCTGTCTTCTCATGCCTACCGGCGAAGTGAAGGCGAGAAGGA